AACTGCTTCATAATTGAAGCGGTCTTTCATCTCATCAGTGACACCTGTCATGGCCCACTTCAGTGCTTTATTGACTGCATCCAGTTCGTCTGGGTGTATGTCCACAACGATGCTGTCATGGACTGTCAGGACTAACTTAGACTTGAGTTCTAGCTCCCGAAATTTCCGAAGCGCACGAACACATGCCAGTGGTACTTGATCCGCCGTCGCAAAGCTCTGAACCGGAAAGTTAACCAACTGCGTATGGTTAGTGACTCTTCCTGACCGAGTCCGTTTAGCTCCGGGGAATGCAAACTGGCGGCCAGACGGCGTTTGTACAAAGCCTCGTCTGAGTACTTGATCCCCAAGTTCTGTGTGCCATTTTTTGAGTCCTTTGTAGACATGGAAATACTCCTTGAAATATGCCTGTACATGCTCCGGCTCACCAGCGCCCATCCCTCCGTAGAGGGGGCTGAACGTCACACTCTTGGCCGCAGACCTTTGATCTTTAGTAACTTTTTCGGGTTCTATCTGGTGTATGATAGCCGCAGTCTGGCTGTGTACATCCTTACCATTCAGAATATCCTCGATGATCTGAGGATCTCGAGACAACTCCCCAGCAACACGAAATTCTAATCCGCTGAAATCCCATTCCCCAACGCTACCGCCGGGGAACCGGCTCACAATCGCCTTACGAACCTCGAACTTGTTGCCCTTGGGTAGGTTCTGGAAGTTTGGGTTAGTGGACGACAGACGGCCTGTGGCGGTCACTGTCTGATTAAAGCTCGAGTGCAGTAGGCCAGAGGGTCTAGTCCACAGTCTGATGCCCTTAACGAAGCTGTCGAGGTATGTGCTTATGGCATTAAGTCGACTGGTCTTCTCAAGGAATTCTACAGCAATCAGGTTGTCTTTGAACTTGGCCTGTTGGATCAGCTTCTTTACTGTGACCTTGTCGGTCTTGAAGCCGTTGATAGAGGCATCCGCTGCGGACGTAGGGTTTAGTTTCAGACCTGCCACTCGGCTAGTAGGCACATATAGAGCGCCTTCACCCTGACACACAGGGCACTTGGTTAGCTGCTTAAACGGGTGCCCATCCTTACGGATCTTCTGGATCTTACCCTTGCCATCACACTCGATGCAGTGATGGGCTACGGTACGATATATCTTCTGGGTGGTCTCACGGACCCGGCGACTAAACTGTGAGGCATTGAGGCGAGGTGGGTACAAGGGCTTACCTCTGTGATCCACGCCGATGTTCCAAGCCTGACGATGTTCTTCACGGTCTTTAACCTGACGGCTATAAACCACCCGAGACATATCTATCCCTGAGTTGAGGTTGATTGGGCTGTCACCCATCACCTCTACAACTATCTCATCCAGACGCTTCTCTAATTGATCCTTCTCTGTCTGATATAGTAGGCCCACCTCATCCAGAGTATCGAGATCTATCTTGATGCCATTGCCTTCGATCTCCAGAAGGAACTCCAACATATCCATCGTAAGATCCATGACCTTACCTAGAGAGGACAGTTCTTCGGTGGCAAGCTCGGACTGTTGTTGGGAGTATATCTCCGCACAGGCGATAACATCCGCCTCGGCATACTCGTGTACAGTGGCTAGTGGCATAGCCTCGAAGCCGGTACCGGACTTGAATAACTCATCAACTAGGTCAGACTTCTTGCGAGTTACATCCCGTCTTTCGGCTGTAGCTTTAAGCGACAATTCGGTACGTTGGCCACGGGCTAATAGATACTCGGCTACCATAGTACAGTATATACGATCTGGTATACGGAAGCCCATCTCGAGCAGCCAGAAGGCATCGAACTTAGCGTTGTGGCACACCAGTACGTCAGCCCAATCCAGAGCCTCTTGCATATCGTGCCGGGAGTTAGGGATCTCACACTCGTTATGGAAGAAGACTGAATACTCTACATTCAGAGGAGTGACGCCACCCTTGGCCCAGTAACCTGATACCAGCTTATTCTCTGGGTGCTTGGGTGAGTTGTCTTTCTTATCGCCAATCTTCTTTACTGTAGTCTCGAGATCGAGGAACAGAACATTATTCGACATAGCGGGACACCTCTGGCTCGATGTTGCAGATGATTGTTCCATGCCAGCCGGACAGCTTGTTCTTAGAGATGGTAACAAACCGGGTATGGTCTGGCTCGTTAGTCTCCATCTCTGCGTTGTGCCTACCCAGACCGAGAATGAGATCGCTTTCTGCGGCCTTCCCGATCTTCGAACCTTCCATCATTGTGAATGATAGACGAGACTTCTTCTCGGCGTCCGCCGAGGCTTGGGACACCGCAATCACTGCACAGTCGTGCCGCTTGGCCACCTCTCTCAGGCGACGATACAACTCCCTCAGACGCTCGTGTCCGGCATTATACTGGCCCTCGATCTGGATCTTGTCCGCTTGATCTAAGATCAGGACATCGACGGCCTCGGTCTCACACTTGGCCTCAATTTGGGCCAGCGTCCAATCCTGTACATCGAACATCTCAATCTGGTTTTCGATGTCAGTGAACTTCTGGCGGCAGAGGTTGGGGTTCTCTTTAATCTGGTGCTTGTCCATTCCTGAGTAGGCTTGCATAGCCCGGTACATTGTACGGCTGGTCCGCTCCTCGTTACCGAGGTAAAGAACCTTGGCCCCTTGCGAACAGAAGCCCCCGGGGGCGCAGCACAGACTGATCACAAAGGCAGTCTTACCAGTGTTTGGGGTAGCGAATACAATCCCAAACTCCGCTGGGCCTATGCCATAGCATACCTCTTTGATCGTAGAGATGTTAAATGCCCAGCGAGACTCATCACCCGACTCGGCCATAAGCTCGAAGATATCTTTAGTGGTTGGGGTACCGAAGTCATCTGGCGTGAAGCCATCCTTGTTGTTCTCCATCTTATTACGAAGAACATCGAACAGATCGAAGTTACCTTCATTGATCTGTACCCCAAGGTTGGCTATTTCCAAGCCTTCTGACTTGCGCCACATATCTGCTATGATGTCTGAGGCTATATCGTCTGACATAGGGTCAGTGTTAGCCACAGCCGTGACCATATCCTTTATTATAGCTTTGTCAGAGGATGTAGCTACTGGGTGGTGGACATCATACAGAGCCATTAGCTCTCTGGGTGTGATGTCATGGTCATACTTTTCATGTGCTGATGTGAGGATCTTATATAGTTCTCTGGCATCATCTCCAAATAACTCGGCCTTCAAACGGCTCTTGTTCTCTCTGTAAAACTGGCTCGATAGTAAGTTTCTTATCACTGCGTGGTCCAAAGCGCACTCATCCTTTCAAGTTAGTGTGCTTAACTAAGTGCCACGAGCGACACTGTGGTGTCAACAGAAGACACAAAAAAAGCCCCGCTAAAAAGCGAGGCCTTCTAAGTCCTACCAGTATGGGGAAGGTGGTTAGCTGTTACGGAACTTCATCTTCTTAATATCCAGTGAGTCTCCACGGCGTTCCTTCATATCCATCGCATAGTTGAAGACGTGCTTGTTACCTGTCACAATATTCTTCAAGGCTTCGGCCAGCTTTTCCTCTTGCTCTCCGGCTTCCTTGAATCCATCAAAATTAAAATCGATGACTAATACGGCTCGTGCTTTCATAGGTCCATTTCCTTTAGTTTAACGTCGGTACATGGGACTTCGACGATTATATACACTTACACCCTAGTGGGTAGAATCAGGCTATATAACTAAAATTGGAGGGCCGACAGGGGGAGTAGAAGATAGGGAGCAGAAAAAACCACCATTAGGTTTTCCATGCTTATCGGAAAGAGCTTCACCAGAGATTATATTCCTTGCAGCACGAGACTTAACACAAGACATCAGGTAGGACCAAGTATACCGGCCCCTTACTGTATCACGTTCAATATCTGTTTTACTGTAAGCCACTTCAAATCCTCTACTGTGAACCTCACAGCCACCTTGGTAATGGACTGTATTGATCTCGACATCGAGACTGCTTTAGAACTAGCATCCTTGTCAAGAATAATTATGACCTCATCAAAGTGCTGTAGTTGTGCTTTAATAGAGTGGTTCATCCGTGTACCAAGTAAAGCATAGCCAGAATAACCTTCAACTCGAGCTACAGAACAGGCGCTGGGAGCGTCCTCTACCAATATTGGAATGCCTTGGCCCACCTGTATTCCTTTGGATGTATCTCCATAAGTATACCATTTGGGTGTACGGCCATCTAAGGCTCGGCCTACCGCTCCTTTACCGTCGTCAGTATAGAAGAGAACTCTATTGTCTCGAGGAGCATACTTAACCTTGATCAGACCGTCCCTATAAGCCTCGAGGCTATTAACTGACTCGACATAGGCCAGAGCCTCTTTGTGATGGTCTATAGAGCTTACGATTGATGGTAGTGAATTGTAGTAGACAGCCTTAGTCTCTTTACCTCGAAGGTAGTCCTTAACCCCTGAAGCACCTCTACCGGCATTGTAAGATCCTTTGACCCCACACGATGATCTAAAGCAATTCCATAAGAGCTTACCATCCTGCTTCAATATACCAAACTTCTTACGGCCCCCGCAGAACGGACAGTCTAAAGACTTCTTCTCACCATCATTGATTCGTATTGATGATAGGATGTCTATTTGATCCCTGTATGAATACTTCATCTAAACCTCTATGATGGGGATAGTTCGGGGCCAAACGGCCCCTCACTTATACACCTAAAAAACCATTTGTATAGAGCCAAAATGCACACTTTAGTAACGGCCCAGCCACGGGTACACATTGTAAGTACCTGATATATATACTGGGTCGTATACCCTGAAGGTCGCCAGTTCAAATCTGGCTCCCGCAACCATTTCTAACAATTTCAATGGCTTACTCCCCCCTAGTGGGGTGGAGTGGGTTTTAGTGGTCTGAGATAGCATTTTTATCAGTCTCAAACATCTGGCAGACCGAATCAAAGTCTAGCTTTGTAGATAACGCTACAGCAATCCTATCCTTCTCAGAACCTGAGTGTACACTGTGCAGCTTCGTAACATCTAGAATGTATGCGTCACCATCCTCTGCCACAAACGAGGCGATAGTGTCTACATCCTCGAAATGATAGGCGCAGCCTGTGGTCTGGTTAGGCAGCTTGAAGGGCTTGGTACCATCCTTGGGTTTGTTGAAGTCAGTCGTGTATCCTCCTGACTTGAGGTACAGGTTAATGACCGTACACACGTCGCTGTCGATGTGTGGGATGATGTCTCGGTTGATGTGCATGTGAAGAGGCACGAACTTATGCCTCATTGCTACAGGAATATGGCTGAGTAGTTGGGCGGTCATCTTGTGGCTGATGATGCAGTTCTTGTATGCAATGCCTTCGAACTTACCATCCTTCTCTATGCCATACTTAACCACATCTATGGGACCGGCAGACACCTCTTGGGCATCAAAGCCAATGTCGATCTTCTTATAGTGCATTGCGTTGCTCCTTAATTACCAATTCGTACTTGCTGAACAATTGCTCGAACTTCCACTGATACAGTTGCTGCATCCCCATTAAGGTGTTCATCATTTCATCTTGGGTAGGCTCACGCTCACCATCACCTATCTGCCTGAAGACAACTTGAAGGTCATCGCAAACATGCCAACAGTCCATAATCATTGGTTCTAGGTCATGTATCTTAGTCATCTCTAAGCGCCGCCCATGATACAGGAAACAGTTCTTCCATTTTAAGATTAATGTCTGATGCTACCTTCTGTGTCTCTTCCTGTGTATCGGACGCACAACGTAGGCGGCACATATCAGCGAAGGCATCGAGTGACCCGCTCCACATCCACTCGGTGATAGTATTCTGAGGTAATACCATCCGGGCCTGTTCTGGACACACCCCAGCCTTTAATTTGGATTTGTATATCTCTAAGCACCCCGAGTTGTTTTCGTCTAACAACCAATCCGCAGAAGTTTTCCTGCTACTGTCTGAACCTAAAATATTACCGGAAGTATCAAATTGGGTTAGGTCTACCACACCCTCACTGCCTTGCTTCTTGTCGGCACTGCGCCCACGCCATACTTCAGGCTCATAGAACTCTGGTTCATAATCAACATACCGGCGGCTGATCTCATTCCAACGTAGGAACTTATGTTTCACTAGCTGCCGTGCTACAAAAATTGGAGCCTTGACGTGGAAACTGGCAAAGCAGTGACCAAACGGGCTGATATGGCGTTCTCTTGCGAGATACCGGATCAGTGTGCGGTCTTTTTCTTTGAGGAAAGGCGGACCCCAAGGATCGTGTTCCATCTTACTTGTCTTATTAAATGAAACACGGGCTGCGTTAGCCACTGTGAGGTCTGTACCCATGTGGTCAATGTATGTTGCTTCAATCATCTGGTTTTCCTCAATTCATCACGGACAGCGACGATCAGATCGATCAGTCTTTCGGTTGTTTGTTGGGCTGGCTTGCCTGTCAGCCTTTGCAGATCCTGTTCGAAGGCCTTCCGGGCCTCATTTACGTCTTTACTCATTAATACCTCCGCTTGCAGTTCGGGCAGCATAGCTCTGTTAAAGCAGTTACCTTGCGCTCTGCGTCTTCGATAAACTCAAAAACGCAGACGTAAGAATATCCTTTGACCACATCCGTCTCGAAGTCCCTGTCGTCTGTATCAGTCATGGGGACGATCTCATTGTGCGGGGTGTACAGCGTACACATAAACTTCTCATCTTCCGTGTTGCAGTGTTTGCGCAGCACATAGACGTAATAGCCGTCTTTTATCGGGAAGTTCATTTCTTCTATGAGGCAGTCAGGGAAGTTGTCTTCATCATACATTGGTCATTTCCTATTCAGTTATAAGTAGATGTCTTTGATGACAGGCGGTGTTAACGTCTGTGTTCATCCAAATCTCTTGCTCATGGCGCTTGCGGCCAGTTTCTTGGTGGGGCGAACATATACATTCAATACATTCCGGCTCATGTGACCCGTGACTGACCGTAGTTCGTCCTCTGTGCATCCGGCTTCCGCCAGTTCTGTTGCGCCCGTGCGCCGGAGATCTCTAAGTTGTAGTTCTTCGGGCAAACCGGCGGCTTGGCGGATCTTTGCAGCGTACTTGCTGTACAGACGCATGTCGTAAGGTCTTCCAGTGGTCTCTGATATGATGATAGGCCCGTCTTTGGTCTGTTTCATGCCTGAGAGGCGCTGTATTAGCTGCGGAGAGGCCTCTAGCTTCACTTCCGCCTTGGTTTTCTCTTGCACGAAGGTAAAGACACCATTTTTATACTGATCCCATGTGATCTGACGCATGTCTCCGGGCCGCTGACACAGGTGATAGCACAACAGAGCCAGTGTACCGACACTAGACAACCCTTGTTTGTCTGATTGGGCTATAAACTCATCCACTTGCTCGGGTTCCCACAGTATCACACGAGGTGGTGTCTCACTAAGACCCATCTGGGCGAATGGATTGACTGCATTAGGCGATAGGAAGCCTCGACGGCCTGTGAACCATATGCGGCGGAGTATCTTACACACACCATTGGCTCTGTGGACACTGAATTGCTCACGAACTGCATCGTATACCTTGTCGGCCATAGCTGCGTCCACGCTTCGAGCCAGCACCTGACCGAAAACTGCATTGGCACCACCGATGCGAAGGCTGGCGACAGTCTTGTACAAGAACCTGTACGTCCGCTTTGTGTTTGGCGTCTTGTGCTTGAATGCTTTGTGTTGTGTGTAGAAGTGAAAGAGGGCATCTACGGTCTCTCTATCGATCTTAGATTGCTTCTCTCGGGTTCTTTCGAACTCTTCGATGGCCCTCATAATCATTTTACAGTGTGTGGCAGCCTCTTCACGGCTTTCAAACTGTTCGTAGGTGGCTCCTACATGCTCTCGAGCGTAGTCTGAGGGGTTACATACCCACACATAATGGCCCTTACGGCTCCGGCGCTCCAAATATTTGATCTTCTCCATGTTCCGATACCTTAAATAGTTATACGCTCTCATTGGCTACAGTACGCCATTAGTTAAGGTCAAGCAAAAAAATAATTGTTGACGTATATTGGTCCTCTGCTAGTATCATAGGTGCGAAAGTGTTTTCGCATCCTCCCTGTGAGTATTTATACTCTAACTCTAGCCCCTAGACTTCGGTCTGGGGGTTTTTTAGTGGATGGGCCATAAAAAAAGGCCTCCGAAGAGGCCTCAATTCAATCTGACTGGCACGTCAAACATTAACTGCTACTAGTGACTCTAGCTATAGTAGGGAATCCTTCGTCATATCCATCATCTACTGCCTTTGTGGTGAATATTGTGTCCGAATCTAATTGCAGGACTACTTGATCTGTTCCTGTTTCGTTTGCTGCCTCTGAAGCACTTATCAGCGCATTGCCTAACTCTTGCGCCATATTCTTTTGTAGTATCATACTTCATTACCTCTTGCTCTTGGTGACTATCGTATTGATACTTTAATTCTCAAAAGACTGGCACGTCAAGCATTAACTGCTACTCATAAAATGGCATAGCCAAATTTTGCTCAGTGCATAGTTATCCACATCCTCGGCTCCCGGCCATCCACAATCAGATCGACGCCGCACCGCCGCACGAAATCGTTTTATAAGATGACGAACAAATAATTCGACACCCTATCGACACTTTGTTATGTGTCGAGCCGGGGCCGAGTGGCTCTGCTTAAATCTAACTCATGGAGACTGACCAAATGAACACCGAAAAAATCGACATTGGCGAACTGGCCAACAATCTGAGCAACAACCAAATCTGTGATTTGCTGGGACGAGTAGGGGATCGCATCAACATTTTTTATGGGCTGCACAATATGTGCTGCCTGTCATCTGATTTTGCTAACGCATCGATGAACGGCCCGGTCATCCAGATAAATTGCGAGACCGCATATTTGGATGATCTGAGTGAGCATGAGTTTTTCGCTTATGCTGTGGCCAAGGGTGGCGGGAATACAGAAGGCCAGCACGAAGGCTGCAACCACGAAAACGAGGGGGACGCATCCGATGGCTGATAATTCCCTACCTGATGAAATGGCAATTTTGCTCATCCATGCCGCCACCAAATCGGACGGCTGCCCGGTTCCCTTCCCTACTATCTCGAGGCCACAGGCCGGGGATCGAAAGCAGCGCACCCCTGCCGAGCTAGACAAGGCCGCCGAGGGGCTTCTGCGCCGGGGCTATTTATCCCGCCGGGTGACCACTAACCGGCAGAAGGTGTGGCGCACCGTCCGAGGGGTGGGTGATTGCACCCTCGAGATCACCGAGTTGGGCCGAGCGGCCATCCGCTGGTGATGGGGCCGGTCTACTCCCTTCTTGGGTTTTTCACATTCTGGGGTCTGCTTTTCTATTGGCTGGCCAGTTAAAAATAAGAGCCGCCCTCCGGGGCGGTTTTTTCTTGACACCCCTCAGAGCCATTTTCCGGCCCTCTGAGTGGGGGGTTATCGGCCCGGGCACTACATATCAAAAAAACCCGTTCCCTGTATTCAGGGCCAATAATGTCTTTTTAGAGGTGTATTATGGCCCGTTTTGTACTGTATTTTTTCAGCCCTATATATAGTGACCATTTAAGTTCCCAAGATGGGGAATTCTTTGTCACCTGATAAAGGGCTTGCAAATCACATTAGTTGAATGCTAAGGGTGGGCATGGCCGGAGGCCTGTCAAATTTTTATCTAACTTGGAGACTGACCAATGAACACTTACACAAACCTTTCGCACCTCTCACCTGAAATCATTTCTCTTGCACAGCGTTTGCATGAGCGCCAACAGGCCGAGCAGCCCAGCCCAGCAATGAAGCGCCTGTTTCCTGCTCTGGATAAAACCGGGTTCACCGCCGAGGCTGTCGAGCTATTCCATGAAATGAACGGCACAGAAAACAACTACGGCGAATTCGCCGGGGTTCCTGAGAACGTGGGCCGCCTGATCCGCCGCACCGATACCAACCAGCCTTTGGGTGTGGTGGGTGAACGCTACGCAATCGCACAGAATGGTGATCTGGCCGCTAAACTGGCCGAGGGCTGCGAGGCTGCACTTCCTACCCGGGCGCTGCAAAACATCGAACTGCGGGAAAGCATCAGCCGCAACGGGCGGTTCAGCCGCTTCGAATATTCTTTTCCTGAACTGGGCGCAGACATCCGCCAGCTAACAGGCCGCAGCACTTCCCTCAAATTCCGGGTTGCGGTGGTCAATGGATTTTCAGGCACGAGTATCCGTGCGACGGCAGGCGCAATCGATTGGTATTGCGACAATGGCATGACGTTTGGAGAGTTCGAAACCTCTGTTTTCCGCCATACGTCCGGCTTTAACCCAAACAAGGTAAAGCAGTTTGTGACGCTCGAGGCCGAGCGGTTCAAAGAGCGTGTGAGCATCTGGCAGCGTTGGGCCTTGAATGAGATCAACCCATCCGAGGCCGAGCTTTGCTTAGAGGAAGCCGGGATGGCTGGCCGCACAATCAAGCGTGTAATGGAGCAGCTAGACCTCGAGGCGCAAGAACGTGGAATGACAACGTGGGCCGTATATTCAGCGTTGACCTACCGCTCGAGCCACAACAGCGAACGGTTTGGCGTCCGCAATTCCAACAATATAGACAATGTGGCCGAGGTGTTGGATCGCCGTGAGCGTGAGGTGGGCCAGATCATAAGTCATCCGGCAATGGCACGGATCGGCATGGCCGCCTAAAGTCGAAACGCCCGGTTCATCGCCGGGCGTCTGCCGGGAAGGCTCCACACAATGTGGCCCGGTACTGATGAGACAAGCCCCCTAACTTGGAGACTGACCAAATGAACACTCAAACCAAAATCACCCTGACAGGTTCAACACCCGCCGAGACTGTTTCCGGCCCTAAGTGGGTTGCCACTAAGACCCGCACCGCTTGGGCGCATGGTGCTGTGATCGCAGAGAGCCGCCGACAGGGCCGCACCTTGCAGACGCTGGCTGAGGAGTATGGTGTGAGCATTGGCACAATTGATCGGATCGCCGAGGCGCAGCCGCAGCCGCTGGCCCATGATCGGAGGGCATTGTTGAACGCCAAGACATTGCTGGACGCTGTACAGGCTGCCCGTGATGCCCGGAATGATATGGCCGCCCAGTTGCTCGAGGCGCAGCACGATTTGGCCAATGCGAAGCTGGGCGAGGCGTCCGCCATTGCACGGCTCAACGATCCGAGCGTGGCTAACAAGTGGAAGGCCGAGGCGCACCAAGAATATTTGCGCCGGGATGAGGCCGAGCGTGACCGGGCGGCAGCGGAGGCACAGATCGAAATGATGGCCGAGCGGCTGGCAGAATGTCGGGGCCGGGGTTTCTGGGCACGGGTATTCAATCGCTAAGTCGAAACCGGGGCGCTGCCCCGGTCTGCGGGATAGGCTGCACACAACGTGCTCCCGTACTGATGAGACAAGCCGCTAACTTGGAGACTGACCACAATGAAACTTTTGACCAAAGCAAACCGCACGAAGCTCGAGGCAAACGCCCGGAAGACTGAGATCGAAGGCGAAGACGATCACCGCCCGGTGGTTAAACTGTTTGACCCCTGCGGCGCTGCCACTTGGCTGTTGACCGAGATTGAGGGCGACATTGCCTTTGGCCTCTGTGATCTGGGCATGGGTTCGCCGGAGCTTGGCAGCGTATCGATCACCGAGCTTGAGGCCATCAAGGGGCCGCTGGGGATCGGTATTGAGCGGGACCAATACTTTGAGGCTGAGATGACGATCTCAGAATATGCCGAGGCCGCCCGTGCCTCTGGCTCGATTGCAGCGTAAGGGGGGCGAGATCATGGGATTGGATATGTACCTATCAGGCGATAAATACTTCGTGCCAGATCATAAAACCCTACAGGCTGAGTATGAGGCCGGGAAAGAACGCCCCGGCCCTTCAGAGGCCCGGACACTGGGCAAGCCTGTCGATGCGGATGGTGAGCACATCAGTAGCAGCCAGCACGATCTGGGGTATTGGCGCAAGTTCGCACCGCTGCACAATTACATCGTCCAGAACTTCGCCAATGGTGTGGATGAATGCCAGCAGATCGAACTAACAGAGGACGATTTGGAAAAGATCGCTGTGGCCCTGACAGATGGTGCCCTGCCATCTAATGACGACTGCGGCGGGTTCTTTTTTGGCTCGAGTGATGTGTGGGATGAATACCGGGCCGAGGCTGCACAGCATGCCGCAAAGATCCGGGCAGCCGCCCAGTGGATCAACAGCTCCCCACTTCACCCCAGCGGATCTTGTGCACAGTGGCGCAGCGTCCACTATCAGGCGAGTTGGTGAGATGACCTACCAGCAACTGAGCCAATACGTTTGCAGCAAGTGCGGGTCTGATCACCTTGGCTGGGATGCTTGGGCTGATGAAAACGGCCAAGTGATCGGCGTAATGGATTTCAACCAGTGTCTAGATGCAGAGTGCGGTGCGGAAAGTACAGCCGTCTTGCGCATCGATCTGGAGACACAGGGCACCGCCGAGGCCTTGGAGCGAGTGAACGAGCAGGAGGGCGCAGCATGAGCGAGGTTCCCCTAACAGAGGCGCAGCGCCTATCGATTAAACAGGTTCACGCCCGGTTCGAAATCCTGCAACCGCTCGATCAGTTCACCGCATCCGCAAAGCCTCAACTGGGCTGGGATGATGGCTCGATCCTGATCAACGCCAAAGGGATGTGGATTGGCATTGAGGCGGACGGCAGCCGCCACAGCTAACAGCCACCACCACAGAACAACATCAGAGGCCCGGTTAACCCCCGGGCCTTTTCTTATGCCTGAGAGCCACACAGAGCCACGCACAGGGCCGTTAACAGTTACGGCATGAGGTGACACCTACCAGAGGGGCGACAAGGGCACTCAGACGGGCGCACAGAGGCTCTCAGAGATGGGCCGCCTGAGATGGCTGCACCGGGCGCAGGATCGGGACGCTGGCCGGGATCGATCACCCGGGCGATGTCGTGACGGGATGCAGCAAGGCGGACACCCGGGCGATGTCGTGACGGGATGCAGCAAGGCGGACACCCGGGCGGACACCCGGGCCAGAGGTGACGGGATATCGTACACCCGGCGGCCCCTCCCGCTTTCGCCTGTGATACGGCAACGGCTAGAGATCGGAGGCTATTTCCCCAGCCCACGAACAAACCACGGCAATCCGCCCGGGCTATATGGGGTAGGGGTCTCGCAATCCCGGGGCCGATACCTAAGAGGTAACAGGCCGAGGCCTCGAAACACTGGCCCGAGCCTCAAAGCCCAATGAAATAAGGGGCTTCCGGCCACGATCAAGCCGCTCAGACCCCTGCCGCACCCCCCATGCGAGTGCCACCGGGGGGGTACCCGGTAGCGTATACCACTCTGACCAAATCTGGGGATTTTAGCACCGTAAATGACCCGGGTGCGGACCCGAGGAATTGGTTATGTCAAAGCACAAAGCGGTATTTCGGGGAAGATATCCGGTAAAGTGTCAATAACTCGGTTCTCTAAACGCTACTAGTATGGGGAAATAGGGTAGGCTGACCGTCTGAGCCTTAGTTAGGGGTCAATATATGCACCTAACTGTTGACCTACACCCTAGACTTAGTTATTGTACCTCTATCTGGGGTAATATCCCGGGTATGCGCCAGCTAAGAGGATCTGATATGTCGGATTATGGCGTCAGCTTAGACTTAGAGGTGCCAGTTTACCTCGAACATGACCTTGAGGTGGACGATGATGGGACGCTGTACCTTAATTCGTTCCTCTACATCGGAGATAACGACGACTCGACGGAGGTTCGGATAGAATTCCAGCCTTTGGTGGAGTCGGTGGTCGATGTAGCCCGGGATTTCAACGACGGCTATAAGCAGTTGTACGGTATTGCCCATGAATTTGATCGCCACGCCGCTCGTATGCGTGAGTTAGCCGAGAAGATGGAGGATTCGGTAGTTAATATCGGAGATCTATTCGAAGTCGGAGATCTCGACGATGTGGAGTGACTCAGAGCTAGTAGATTTCTCCAAAGCAGAGATGCTTGAGGCTCATGTACGCAAGAAGCTGGCTAATAACCTAGCGGTGGCCGCTAACAAGTGCAGAGAACAAGGCCTACCGTTTAATATTACGGCGGATGACCTCATGCCAGCGCCTCTGAAGTGTCCTGTCTTCGGATTTAAGCTCGACTGGTACAAGGATGGACGAGGCGGGGCCGACGATAGCCCTAGTATAGACCGTCTCATCCCTGAAGAGGGATATGTGCCCGGTAATGTCACGCTAATATCTCTCAAGGCCAACCGTATTAAGAACGACAGTGATCTGTCAGAGCTTCGTATGGTAGCAGACTGGGTAGAGGCCCAGATAACGGAAAAGGCCCGAGCATAAAGCTCGAGCCTCTCAGATACACTATCACCACCTTGTAGATGTAACCAAGGCTAGGGTATATTTAGCCCCCCCTAACCACAATTAGGATTGTAGCACGGATTTCGTGTTTTGGCAATACTAAATCCAATACCTACACTTACCGTTGACCTTGTTGTGCCATTTGAGGTATAATTATTGGGTGGCGGATACTCCATACAGTGAGTAACTTACTTGTCCATCAACTTACATTACATTCGTGCAGCCATTGAGGCTAATACAGGGGTCCGTCTCACTCTCGAGCGCACCCGGGAGTATTTAGTCGAAGAGGGTCTTATTACCCAGCGGCAAGCGGATAAAGAAGCAATGATCTTTCGAGGCTATGGCGAGTTCTTCCAAGAAGACAACCCCTCCACCCTTATCAAGGAAGATCCTCAAGACGTTAGAGACGATCTCCGTAGAGAGATTCGTAATTTGGAGAATTCACGATGAAAGTGACTAAGGCTAACTGTGGTGCGTCTGTTAAGGCAGCTATGGGCGGATATATGGAAGTAGGTAAGGGTAAGGGGTTCTCCTCCGGCGGTATGGCCGAGAAGAAGCGTACCTCCAAGGCCAAAGAGGCCGGTACCTACAAAAAGGGTGAAATGGTTGAAGCCAGCTACGGCGGCATGGCTAAGAAGAAGAAGTAATGGCTGCGTGGGTGGCCTTGGTGTATATGTGCAGCCCATTAGGGGCTTCATGTAACATGATAGGATCACCCAACCTGTTCCTCCAAAAAGAGGACTGCCGACGAGAAATGATCTCTGTAGCCAAATATTACGAGGCACAGCAATTTCTAGTACACGGCTTCTGCCACGAAGTTAAGTTAGATCATACCGCATAGCGGGTATTCCAATTATGCACCTACTACGCACTTAACTAGGTGCGATATAATTATCTCTGGACCAAGCAAAGGAGATAATTATGGGCTGGTTAAAATCAATACACAAAGCAATTTCTGAAGCACAGATGCGCCGGGTGGCGTACTGGCAGCTACAGAACTTAACAGACAAAGATCTCAAGGACATCGGGATAACCCGAGGCGAGATCAGAGAAGCCGCAAGAGGTATCTAATACCCGGGCTTCCACTCACGGGGCGGGAACATGATAGCAGAGCTTGCGGCGTTTAACGCTGCGTTTGGCGTCGTTAAGACAGCTATTACACACGGAAGAGATATAGCATCCTGCGCCAAGTCTATCGGGGACATGATAGGGGCGCAGGAATCTCTTAGGGCACGAGGCGAAAAGAAGAAGAACAGTATTTGGTACTCTCTAGCGGGTAAGGATACCAACGACTTTGAAGAGTTTATGGCCCTCGAGCAAATTAAGGAGCAACGCAAAGAACTCCTACAGGCTCTCCAGCTACTAGGCCGCCCGGGCCTTAAAGACGACTACCTTAGGTTTGAGGCGGAAGCCAGACGGCAGCGACGGACAGACGCCGCAGAGGCGGAGGCCCGAGCCTCTAAGATAATAGAGTGGGGCGTTGGTATACTGGCAGTCCTCACAGCTATTGGTCTTATGGGGTATGGTCTATTCATCCTCGGTAGGTCTCAAGGTAAATGGTGATCTGGCCTTTAGTGGCAGTGGGATACGCAATGGTATTCTTCAACGCCCAGCCTCCTTCCACATTCGTGAAGGTCTGCAAATACCAAAACCCCAACAATCAGTTTGCGACGGAGACCCATTGGGTTTGGCCAGAGCAACACTGCCCACCCGGAATAAAGAGATAGATTGAATGGCTGTCGATAAATCCAAGATGAAGTGCAACAAACCACGACGGACGCCAGACGGCTCTAAGAAGTTTGTGGTTAAGGCTTGCAAGGACGGCAAAGAGAAGATTGTCCGATACGGCGATTCCAACATGACTATCAAGAAATCTAACCCTAAACGGCGCAAGTCCTTTCGGTCTCGCCATAACTGCGACACAGCCACGGACAAATTTACTGCCCGTTACTGGTCGTGTAAGAATTGGTGATAGTATGTCCCTAGTTAAGAACATCAGAAATGCCCAGAAGAAGGGCACAGCTAAGTCTAAGAAGAACAGCACAGTGAGTGCGAAGGCATATAAAGACATGCAAAAAGGCTGGCCTAAAAAAGGGAAGAAAAAGAAGCGATGACGGATGATAGGCTAAGTCGCATGGAAGAGAAGATTGATAGATTATCGGATGCAGTGGTTGCTATGGCTCGTATGGAAGAGCGTATGATCAGTGTGTTTAAGCGTCTTGAGGCCTTCGATTCCTCCTACAGAAAAATAGACGAACGAATGGATGATATGGAAAGACAAGCAATAGCTCGTGGCCAGAAGATAGCTTTTGCTGAGAGGTTCTTCTGGATGATATGCACAGGCGCAGTCGGCCTTGCATTTATATATTTGAGGTAATTATGGACGGTCCTAAAAAATTATCAGACAGACAGGAAGCATTCCTAGACGCTCTCTTAGGAGACGCCCGGGGTAATGTACGTCAGGCCATGCGAACCGCTGGCTATTCTGACTCCACCCGTACCTCTGAGGCTATTGCGCCAATCAAAGACGAGATTGTTGATCGAGCGTCCATGCTATTGGCGTCTAATGCGCCAAAGGCTGCATTTGGTATCTTAGGGGTATTGGATGACCCGAGCGCAATGGGCGCACGGAATGCTGTGGCTGCTGCCCGTGAGGTGCTGGACCGTTCTGGTTTGGTGAAGAAGGAACAGGTTGAGGTCAAAGGGGTAGAGGGTGGTATTTTCATCCTTCCGCCGAAGAAGACTGAAGAAGATGGCTTGGGATAACAGAACACGAAGTAACGCCAAACAGGCTATACCTTATGCCTACAAGCCGGACGAAGAAGATCCGCTAATTGTAGTACCTGACATGGACATGGTCCCTCTAGTTGAAGAGGCTATGGACTACCTAGACAAGGGTCATTCGCTTAGAGAGACCGCACACTGGCTGTCCGAGAAGACTGGTAAGAAGATCTCTCATCAAGGCTTGAGTAACATCTGGCGTAGGCACCGTAACAGTGACCGTCAGAAGACATTAGCTAAAACAGCTAAAAAGCGGAAACCCAAGACACCCAAGGATAAGTACGAGGCCCGTCTCAAGCGCAAGATCTCTGACTCCAAGCGTGTGAAGACAATGGCGGAGAAGAAACTCTCTGAGATGAAAGAGCCAGAAGAACGGCTCGGAATGCCATCTCGGGGGATTAGCGAGGGACTAGACTTTGAGGCCATACCCGAAGAACGGGAAGTTATATTCAAACCAAACGCCGGTCCACAAACAGAGTTTTTGGCGGCACCAGAAAGAGAAGTCCTTTATGGCGGCGCAGCCGGTGGCGGAAAAAGTTTTGGACTACTCGCAGACCCCATGCGATACTTTTCTGTCCCTGAATTCAATGGACTTATCCTACGACGCACAAACGACGAACTCAGAGAGCTTGTCTGGAAAAGTCAGGAATTATATCCGAAAGCGTACCCGGGAGCGAAATGGCAGGAGAAGAAGAGCCAGTGGGTCTTCCCATCAGGAGCCAAGCTATGGATGACCTACCTTGAGCGAGACGAAGATGTTTTGCGGTATCAGGGCCAAGCGTTCAGCTACATAGCCTTCGACGAACTAACTCAACACCCCACGCCATTTGCGTGGACTTACATGCGCTCACGCTTGCGTACAACAAACCCAGACCTCCCTGTGTTTATGAGAGGCACTACAAACCCCGGCGGCCCCGGTCACCAATGGGTTAAGTCGATGTTTATTGATCCAGCCCCAGCGGGTCGTCCGTTTGTGGCTACCGACATCGAGACTGGCGATCCACTCTTATACCCGGAGAACCACGACAAAGCGGGTCAACCTTTATTCTACCGGCGGTTCATTCCTGCCACACTGAGAGATAACCCCTACCTATTTGATGAGGGTACATACGAAGCCAATCTCTTATCTCTACCAGAGATGCAGAGGCGGCAGTTGCTAGAGGGCGACTGGGCTATTGCCGAAGGCGCTGCCTTCTCCGAGTTTAAGCAGTCTGTCCATGTAACCGAGCCATTTGAAATCCCAAGTGAGTGGCGTAAGTTCCGCTCGTGCGATTACGGTTATAGCTCTTATAGTGCGGTTCATTGGTTTGCTATTGACCCCTCCTATGAAACACTCTATTGTTACCGTGAACTGTACGTTAGTAAGCACACTGGTAGGGACTTAGCAAAGGCTGTTCTTGACGCAGAGCGTGGTGAAAGTGTACAATATGGTATACTCGATAGTTCTTGCTGGCATAATCGAGGGCAAATCGGACCAAGCATTGCAGAAGAAATGATCTCTATCGGCTGTAGATGGAGACCGTCTGATCGAAGTGCTGGTGCCCGTGTAGCTGGTAAAAACAGATTTCACGAAGTTTTGAAGGTAGACGAAGACACCGGAATTCCCGGTATAGTCTTCTTTAACAACTGCCGACAGATAATAGCAGACCTCCCCGTAATCCCCTCTGACCCAAAGGGTACGGATGATATCGATCCTCGATACAAAAATGACCACGCATACGACTCGGTAAGATACGCAATCATGTCTAGGCCGAAGGCGTTCTCTCCCTTCGATATGGGCGGAAAACCTATCACTGCGTGGCAACCTTCTGATTCAGTATTTGGATACTAACACATGGCTTTAATGGACCGCCCCGAAGATCTCTCTACCGACGCAAAGGCAGACGACACTAACGTCATTGCCTTAGAAGAGGATGGAGATGTACCTCAAGAGAACCTCGAGTTCTCTGGCCTAGTGGCCTACATCAACTCCCAGTATCAGCGGTCTAAGACCCGCCGGGAGATGGATGAAGAGCGGTGGCTACAAGGATATCGCAACTATCGTGGCTTGTATGGCCCCGAGGTTCAATTTACGGACACAGAGAAGTCTCAAGCATTTATCAAGATCACCAAGACTAAAGTCCTAGCCAGCTATGCACAGATCGTAGATGTTCTTTTTGCAGGGTCTAAGTTCCCAATCGGCATTGAACCACGGAAGTATCCTAACAACGTGGCCGACTCTGTGTCTTTTGATCCTAAGAAGATCACTCCAGAGAAGATCGAAGAGAAGCTCGGTAAACAAATTGGCACAAAGAACAACATCACCCGCCCAGACTTGGAGCGGGATGCAGGTCTATACAACAAAAAACTACAGGACGTTGAGAATGATCTTGAGATGGGTCCGGGGACTACCCCGTCTGCGGTTACTTGGGAGCCAGCTAAAAAGGCGGCTGCTAACATGGAGACCCGCATCCATGACCAGTTGGATGAGACAAATGCAGACAAACACCTACGCTCAGTCGCTTTCGAGACAGCTTTGTTTGGTACTGGCATACTCAAAGGACCGTTTGCTTACGATAAGGAATACCCTCGCTGGAACGAAGATGGTGAGTATGATCCTATCATCCAGACTATTCCAAAAGTAGAGGCAGTAAGTATCTGGGACTTCTACCCAGATCCAGACGCACGTTCTATGTCAGACGCAGAATACACAGTAGAGCGTCACCGCATGAGCCGTACACAGGTACGGGCACTAAAGAACCGTCCATTCTTCCGTGAGGAAAGCATCGAACTCGCTCTTGAGTTTGGTACGAACTACACCCAGCACTATTGGGAAGACATCCTCGAAGACAATAACGTGGACTCAGATATAGATCGTTTTGAGGTTCTGGAATATTGGGGCATCATCGACACCGAGACAGCTATGGCTGCCGACATAGAGATCCCTGAAGAATTCGAAGACAGAGACGAAGTACAAATTAATGCTTGGGTGTGTAACGGCCAGATCCTCCGTTTGGTTATGAACCCGTTTACCCCAACCCGTATTCCATATGCAGCGGTTCCTTACGAATTGAACCCGTACAGCTTCTTTGGCATTGGTGTGGCAGAGAATATGGAAGACACGCAGTTGCTGATGAATGGCTTCATGCGTATGGCTGTCGATAACGCAGCATTGTCTGGTAACCTACTGATCGAGGTGGACGAAACTAACCTTGTACCCGGCCAGGATATGAAGGTTTTCCCGGGCAAAATTTTCCGGCGTCAGGCGGGTGCCCCGGGTCAAGCGATTTTTGGCACCAAGTTCCCCAACGTAAGCCAAGAGCTAATTATGATGTTCGACAAGGCCCGTCAGTTGGCGGATGAAAGCACTGGTATGCCTTCCTTTGCACACGGCTCCACTGGAGTTATGGGTGTAGGTCGTACTGCTTCCGGTATGTCTATGTTAATGGGTGCCGCTGCACAGAACATTAAGGCCGTAGTCCGTAACATCGACGACTACCTTCTTAACCCTCTAGGCCGAGCTTTGTTCGCATTCAATATGCAATTCAACTTCGACAAAGACACTGTAGGTGATCTTGAGGTCGTGGCCCGAGGTACCGAGAGCTTGATGCGGAATGAGATCCGCTCACAGCGACTTATGCAGTTTATGAACATGACGGCTAACCCAGCCATGATGCCTTTCGTGAAGTATGATTATATCCTTCGTGAGATTGCGGCGTCTATGGATCTGGATGAAGCGAAGGTCTTAAACGATCCTCGTGAAGCAGCACTACAGGCAAAACTAATGGCTGAGTTACAAGCCATGATGCCACCACCACCTCCACAGGCACAACAGCCTCAGGGTGGTCCACCTTCACCACAAGATCCTACGGGAACTGGCGGAGGTAATATTGCGCCCGGAAACGCACCAGAACCCGGCTCTCCCGGCTTCACAGGCGGCGGCGGTGGCGCAAATGGTGGCAACCCGCCACCCCAACCCCCACAAGGATAAGTATGGAAGATACAGTAATATATAACCCCGTATTTGAAGATGATGAATCTTGCTGCCCTACTTGTGAAGATCACGAGTATTGCATGCAAGTGTCGTGTGCGTGTGAAAGGCAACACTCATCGGATAATGTTGTAACAGAATAATCAATGGACAAACAGTTTTATCGCCAGCTTCTGTTGCTGGTTAACAACGAGGATCAGTACCAGCGTCTCATTACATACGTTGATGCCCGTATCCAGCAAATCAGACAATTCATGGACACAGAGAAGGACCACCACCGCATCCTAGAGATGCAGGGAGCCATCTCCGAATTGAAGCGATTTAAAACCCTCAGAGACGAAGTCATTAAGGGCGCAGAATAAATGAGCGAGAATCCTAACGAGCAAGGTTTGATGGCAGACGTTAATCCAGACGCCATAGCTCCCCCGGACCCCAACGATCCAGACATCACCTCAATTACTGAAGACGAAATCGATATGATCGAGCGTCTGGTGTTTGCGGAAGCTGGAACTGAGGGTGAAGAGGGTCGTGACGCTGTTCGTGGTGTGATATTCAATCGACTATCGTCGGACAGGTTTCCCAACTCTGTACAAGAAGTTATTGAGCAACGAGGCCAATTTGAGCCTATTGGCAAGCATGGGAATGTATTTAACATCCCTGTCCCAGAAGATAAGCTCGAGAGCCAGAAGTACGAGATGGATGCCTATCTCAACACCGGCGTAGATGCGTCTGGTGGCCGTACCTTCTTCCTGAACAAAGACATTGCGAAGCGTCGGGGCACAGACTTCTCGGGTGATAAGCCTCTCACGATAGGTAAGCATACATTCTACTCTGGGTTCCCGGGGCAAGAGCCTGTACGGGTATCACCTACATCTCACAACATTACTGTGGTGGACAGCCGTCCGGGTACTATTGAACAACTTATGGACGGAACTATGGCTCCGGTTATTTCCGAAGACGCCGTGGCTCCCGCTTCTGATCAGGAAGCCCTAGTGGCAGACACTGGATCTCAGTTCGCCAGCCTAGCTCCTACTAACGACACAGCATCTACTCCCAGTCCTCGCTTATCAACAGCCACTGACGATGTTCTGTCTAATTTTACTACTCGTGATCGTTCTGATGTGGGTAACCAGACCCGCTCTATGTTTAACCTCGATGCTCCGGGCACGATGGAAGACTATGATGCAGATACTGGCCGAGTAAACACAGGTATCCTGCAATCTATCCGTGAAGCACTAGGCTTTGCAGAAGGCGGTATGGCTGTATCTCCTAACCAAGACATTGAGCCGCCTCAGGGTGATGGCTCTGTCTTACTTCCCTATGAGCCTACTCTCCAAGAGAAGGCCAAGTACGCAATATCAGGCTTCCTACAAGACAAGTTTGGTATGGGTAACTACGAAGCTAACGATCTATCGGAAAAGTTTACGGGGAATCCAAATGCGACTGACGGAAGTTATGGTATTGGCATTGCTGATTTTACTCCTGCCGGTCTTGTTTTTGGTGCTGATAACGCAAAAGACAGCTTCCAAAGAGCAAGAAACACAGATGACCGACTTGGAATGGGACTTGCGGTGGTCGAAGGTGGACTCGCAGCCGCAGAAGCCTTCCCCCTCACAAAAGGACTAGCGAAGGCGGGTAAGCGTGGTCTAGAGAAGCTATCCGACGTAGCAGCCAATATGGACCCTAATACTGTAGGTTCCCTTGGCGGGAATATCTTCTCTGACATTCCCCCGGCAGCAAACGCACAAAAAACACAGATTGCAGGTACTCTTCCTACTTACCGCAAAGCAGACGTGATTTTAAACGAGAATGCACCAGAAGGTGATACTTTAGACTTTGGTGCGGGACTAGGTCTCTCTCAAAAGGAATTGGGGTACGATACATACGAACCCTTTCCTCGAGAGGGATTTGATCCGACATTTCAGTCTGCGGGAGATATTCCTGACAACTCCTACTCTCGGGTAACAAACTTTAACGTACTGAATGTTGTACCTCCCGAGATGCGTGATGAAATTGTACAGGACATTGGTAGGGTTCTATCTCCAGACGGCGTGGCCCTCATTACTACCCGTGGTCGGGATGTTATGTCTGCTAAAGGAACCCCGGGTGATGAGCCTATGTCTTTAGTAACCTCTATTGGAACCTATCAGAAGGGTTTCACGCAGAAGGAGCTACAGGAATACATCACTACAACGCTAGGCGAAGGCTTTGAGGTTACTCGCCTGAAGTTAGGTCCAGCCGGTGTGCAGGTCCGTAAGATTGCAGATACTACACAGACAGCCGACTCAACCCCTGCACAGGCCGTATTAGACATCCGTGCGGCTCAAATGGATCTGGCGGTTAAGGATAGAATCCAACCCAGTGGTGAGAACCCTCTGTTTGATCTCTCCCCGGAGAGCTACACGAACACCCTACCAGAACAAAAGCCTACATATGTACCTCGCCAAGACGTAGGTACCAATAAACCTCTTCCCGGCAATGACCGGGGCCGTCCTGTCAGTGCCGCTATGGACAAGATAGCGGACCGTCTAGCAGAGCGTATGAAGCCTTGGCTGGGTACAGAAGCACAATATTTCTATCACACCGGACCTATCGTAGACAAAGCCTTAGACATGGGTTTCTCTAAAGAAGAGATATACGACTGGATGAAGGAGTTTGCCGAGGCATATGCTGCCACAAGCCCTCGTACAGAGACGGCACAGAACATTCGTAATGCAACCTTGGTAATGACCAAGCGCCAGCTAGGCATCGATCTAGATGAGATGATTGGTCCGGGTGGTACTGGCATTAACGAAAGAGGCTATCCTATGATGATTGGCCGTAAGGGCGATCTTGCACCGGATAAGGATGGCAATCTAAAACCCCTAAAAGCAGACGGTATCCATAGGAAGCTACGGGATGATGTAGACGCAGGGGGCATCAATCCAGACACTAATCCCAAGCCAGCTACCTTTGCTGAAAACGTATACGGAAACCTAGATGGCGTTACTGTAGACACTCACGCTGTCCGTGGTGCCTTAGATGCTATGAATGAGATAGATCCGGGTAGCATTCCGATTGACTTCATCAAGCCTAAGTACAGAGACAAGTATCTTGCAGACCCGTCTTCTCTAAACCCTGCCACAATGATTGATGACTCGATTAAATCTCAGACAAATAAAGGTCAGAGTAAGCAAGTAGAGTATGCAGTATTCTCTGACATATATCGCTTGGCCGCTGAAAAGCTCGGGGTATCCCCGGCGGAAGCACAGTCTATGGGCTGGTTTGGTTCCGGTGACAGCACAGGCCTTGCATCTGAACTGAAGTCCGTAGCACGTCTTCTCGATGAACGTATCGACGTAACTGCACAGGCTATGGGTGAGGACAAGGAAACAGTCTTCCGCAAGCTACTAAACCGAGACATCCCAGTTCTACAGATATTTGGTACCGCTGGAGCGGGGGCCGCAGCCCTCGGATCTATGGATGAACAGATGCAGCAATTCTCCAAAGGCGGTCTCACGCAAGGGGAATCCGAAAAAGGTATCCGCACCCAAGAGGGCAAGGACATGGCCGATAAAGTCTTCAAGCTGGACTTTAGTAAGGCCGATATAAATGACGATGGCAAACTATCCGAGTACGAGAAAGCTCGAGGCGAAGCTATCCAGAAGGCAACAAATGAAGAGGATGGCATTATGATGGCTGCTCACGGCGGAATGCCTTGTGGTTGTGGTGGAGATTGTGACGGATCGTGTGGTGATGACGGGTCTATGCCCGGAATGATCGTAGGCACTGACCCCGTATCAGGTAACGAGATCCCTCTAGGGTCAGAGGCAGAGAATGTTCGGGACGATATCCCAGCGATGCTGTCTGAAGGCGAATACGTCTTACCGGCAGATGTGGTCAAATGGCATGGCCTCAAGCACATCTCGAGCATGATGATGGAAGCCAAGGCCGGTCTTATGTCGCTCCAAGCGATGGGACAGATCCACGAAGTAGAAGAGGTCTTCTATGATGAGGAAGAAGAATACAGCGATGATATGGTGGAGTGCCCTGAGTGTGGCGGCGAAGGTTGTGAACACTGCGACGGCATGGGCTACCATTCTGAAGCTGAAGAAAGTTATGAGACACCTGAAGGTAATGAAGTAGACATTGCCGAGGTGATTACCGAGGAGGAAACTCCCGAGTACGACGAAGAAGAAGATACCGTCGAGACTATCAGTTATGCGATGAAAAGCACCCCAAAGATTGCTTTCATTCGATAATTTGCGTGGCATGGGCTACCCGCAAAACCCCGGTTAATTCCGGCTACTTTTCGGCCCCCCAAGGAGAAAATCATGGCTAAGTACCGTGGTGGGTATCGGGATGACCTCGATACCGCAGAGAAACCATACTCGGAAGAGATGGTTCAAGAGGCGCAACCCGCACCTACTGATAATGATGAAGCATCGTTCAAGAAGCGTTACGGTGACCTTCGTCGTCATATGCAAAACCAGATGTCCACGAAAGATCGTGAACTTCAGGAGATGAAAGCACAGCTAGAGTCGGCTACCAAACAACAGATCCGGTTTCCAAAGTCGGAAAAAGAAGTAGCGGACTGGATGAAGAAGTATCCTGACGTAGCCTCAATCATCGACACGATTGCACAGAAGCGTTCCTTAGAGGCGCTGGCGATGGGTGAGAAGAAGATGGAGAGCCTAAAAAAGCTCGAAACCAGCATCACCCGTGAGAAAGCAGAGATGTCCCTAAAGCGGCTACATCCAGACTTTGATCGAATTCGCCAAGATCCTAACTTCCATGCATGGGCTGGTAAGCAGCCTAAATGGATTCAAGACGCTCTGTATAAGAATGCTAACGATCCTATATCTGCCGCACGGGCAATTGACCTGTACAAGGCGGACAAAGGTATCAAACGAACTCGAGCCACCAGCAACGACGCAGCTAAGTCTGTAGGCCGCACAAGCGGATCAGCCCCGGCGTCAGGTGGACGTGCCCGTTTCACAGAAAGCCAAGTCAGCAAAATGTCTTCGGCAGAATATGAAAAGAACGAGGCAGCTATTCTGGAATCCATCAAGCGTGGTGACTTCCAGTATGATATGTCGGGCGGTGCCCGATAAACAGACCCCTTGATTATACGCACCTAAGGGTGGTATAATACTAGGGCATAAGAATTGCATAAGTAGCAATCTATAAGGCAACGTAGAGCCACTGAGTTAAGTCTACCTCTACAAAACCAAACCCCAATACAGAAGCAAGAACCTCGAAGACTACCAGAGCCTGTAGGCCCGTGGATGGTTAGCGCCTGAAACGCACCCTAGAGCAAGTTCTGCCCTTACTTCGTTCTTCTATCTGACCTTAGCAAGTCACTCTTAGTGACTTTTGTTATCGCCATTAGAAGGAGAACAAACAATGGCATTCGCAAAAGCATCAGGTTATTCCAACCTGCCCAACGGAAACTTTTCGCCCGTCATCTACTCGCAGAAGGTCCAGAAGGAATTCCGCAAGACTTCCGTCTGTGAAGACATCACGAATACTGATTACACAGGTGAGATTAGCCAATACGGGGACTCGGTCCGCATTATAAAAGAGCCTGAGATCACTGTGAGCAACTATGCTCGTGGTACAACTTTGGCTACACAAGATATTGCCGACGCAGACTTTACAATGGTTGTCGATCAAGCCAACTACTTCCAGTTTGCAATCGACGACATCGAGGCCGCACATTCTCACATAAATTTCATGGACTTAGCTACAGATCGTGCAGCATATCGTCTAGCCGACACATTTGACTCAGAAGTTCTGGGTTATCTGTCCGGTTGGTCCGGGGGCGCTGGCTCTTGGGCACGTCGTACCGCAGCTAACGGCACAAAAGCCAATACAGCGGCAGACGCAGACGAACTCTTGGCAGCAAACAAGCTGGACATCACTGACTTTGGTGGTTCTGACTTGGGCGGCGGCGCAGAAGTCACGTCTATCCCAGTAGCAGCCGGTGGCGGCGCTGGTGGTATCACATCTCCTCTGGCCTTGCTTAACCGCATTGCCCGTAAGATGGATCAAGCCAACGTAGACCAAGATGGTCGCTGGGTCGTCCTTGACCCGGTAATGATCGAACTCTTGATGGACGAAGATTCAAAATTCGTAGATCGGGACTTTGGTGGTACAGACGAGATCCGTAATGGTCGCATGGGTGGTAACTTGGTTCGTGGGCTTCGTGTCTACAAATCCAACAACCTTCCATACATCGGTACAGGTCCAGACACGACAGCGGCAGGCGGCTCAGAGACTGCTTTCGGCGTTATTGTCGCTGGTCACGATTCTGCTATCGCATCTGCACAACAGCTTGCGAAAACAGAGAGCTTCCGCTCACCAGAAACCTTCTCGGACATCGTCCGTGGGATGCAGCTTTATGGCCGGAAAGTTCTCCGCCCAGAAGCTATTTTCACAGCTAACTACAACACAGCTTAAAACTTTAGGGGAGGCCTTCGGGCCTCTCCATCCCTTATTGAGAGCTAAACATGCCATCCACTTTCATCAGTCTTACAAATGCCTTACTCCGCCGCTTGAATGAGGTGGAGATTGAAGAAGCTGACTTTGCTAGTGTCCGTGGTGTACAGGCGTTAGCCAAAGACGCAGTTCGTGCGTCGATTGCGAAGATAAACGCCGCAGAATTTGAGTGGCCGTTTAACTCAGCGGAACACTCTCAGTCCCTCACAGTAGGCCAAGAAGATTATAGCTGGCCACAGTATTTCAAGTCGGTTGAATGGAACAGCTTCTACATCGTCAATGATGGAGTTAACACCAACACAACCACTTCTCTAGATTTTGTCTCTCGTGATTACTACTACGACAGACTCCGTAATGCAGATTTAGATGCCGGGGCATCCGGTCTAGGTTTACCTAACTATGTGTTTCCGTTGCATGGCAATGGCTATGGTATCTCTGCATCACCTGATAAGGCCTACACCGTTAGGTTCCGTTACTTCCTGAATTACGCAGAGTTGATCAATAACGTAGATCAAACCCGTGTACCTACTACCTATGATCACGTCTTAATCGCCGGTGCCATGTATCATATGTACCTGTTCCGAGATAACTCGGAGATGGCAGGTATTGCTGACCAAGAGTTCCGGGGCGGTATCAAGGAGATGCAGACCCTCCTATTGAACAAATATGCTTCAATAGAAGACACTCGGATTAGCTTCTAATGCCTGATAAAATCCAGTCGTTTAAGGTCGTCTCCCAAGGCGGCCTAGACGCCAGTCAAAACCACCTATTGCTGTCTGAAGAAGATCCCGGTGTAGCCATTCGATTGGTGAACTATGAGGTGTCTCTCTTCGGCGGCTATCGTCGTATTAACGGCTTCTCACCTTATGGTGGTGATAGCATTGCTACGGTGGGTGGTACTGAGTCAGACGGACGAGTGTTCAACCTATCCATATACTACGACGACAACTTGCTTCGAGAAGACTTACTTGCATCCCGCAAAGACCGTCCATTTGAATATAGGATGAGTACAACTAGGTCTGTATTCAGTGGAGCGGACTTTAATGGCAGAACTCTATCCGTCACTAACTCTGTTTCGTTGGGAGTATATCTCAATGGCAGTGAGTTGGCTCGATCCCAATACACTATCGATATCAGTAACAATGCTATTACCCTAAACACGGCAGCGGAAGCAGACGACACCGTAGTTATTGATAACCACGAGTATAAATTTTACCGCTTCGTGACTTTAGTTGGGTGGCAGGAATACACAACAGGGCTAAACCATTACACTCGATCTCAGCCTTTTGCGACTGAAGTATTCAGGATTAGGTCTGCACAGTTTAACTTCGGTGATGGTAACAAGATATGTTTCGTCGATGGGGTTAACAACGCCGTAGTCTTTGACGGAATAAACTGGAAAGCCATTTCCCCATCTGGTGCAGGTACCTCTGTCAGTCCCGGTGGAGTTATGTGTTTTGGCGCACCCGAGGTAGTAGAGGTATACGAGAACCATCTGTGGCTTGGTGGAGATAAGACAGACGCATCTAATATTGCGTATTCCACTCCCCGGGATGAGAATAATTGGACAGCGGCGGGAGGTGCGGGTCAGCTTCCTATTGGCTATGACTTAGTGCAGTTTAAGCCCTTCCGAGACAACCTGTTTATCTTCGGTGAAAATGCCATCAAGAAGGCTATAACTAACTCAGACGTTAATGTGCCCTTCATCCTCGAACAGGTTACAGCCAACGTGGGGTGTGTAGCTAGAGACAGCGTACTAGAACTTGGCGGTGACCTAGTCTTCTTAGCCCCAGATGGCCTACGTCCTGTGGCAGGTACTTCCCGTATTGGTGACGTTGAACTGGAGACAATCTCAAAGCGTATACAGACTACAATCTCTCAGTTGCCTTCCGAGTATAACTTGAAGAACTTGTGTGGTTGTGTGATCCGAAACAAGTCTCAACTCCGCTACTTCATCTCTGAACCCACTACCTCATTAGCAGATGCTTTTGGTATCATCGGTGGCTTGCGTACATCTGACCAACGTCTTGGATGGGAGTTTGGTGAGTTACTAGGTATTAGGGCGTCCTGTACTACATCAGGTTACATTGATGGATCTGAGTTCGTCTTTCATGGAGACTATGACGGTAAAGTATATCAGCAAGAGAGCGGAAATACATTTGCTGGAGAGCCAATCCTAGCGGTTTATTCTACACCATTCTTTGATTTTGGGGACACTGAAGTCCGTAAGATCATGCGGAAGGTTAACACATTCATTCGGGCTGAAGGCCCACTAGAAATGAACATTGCGGTTATATATGATTGGTATTCTCCAGACGTATCCAACCCGTCCTCTTACACCGAGGAAAGCCGAGGACAGCCGGTACAGTACCGTGTCCCGGGCATCGACTATAACGCAGCCCTAGTTACTTACGGTGGGTCTGAGAAGCCTATTCTCAACACTCCCATCGAAGGTAGCGGGAACTCCGTACAAATAACTTATGTAACCTCAGGCGACTTTGCACCTTATTCCATCCAAGGCATTGTCTTTGAGTTCAGTATCGCAGGGAGACGATAATGGCTGGCTATACCCGGCAATCTACCTCACAGATTATTAACGGCGCAAACATCACTGCGCCTCCGTTGAACGCTGAGTTTAACCAGTTGGCAAGCTCTTTTGGAGTAACTGGACACACGCACGACGGTACGTCAGGTAATGCCCCTAAAATTGATCTAGCTACCTCTGTGACGGGATATCTCCCGGCTACAAACGGCGGTACAGGCGGAAAGAATAACTTAGCGGCTACTACCAATCCCGGTAATGGTGACGACGCAGATGACGGCTATAGCCGGGGTTCTTACTGGTATAACTATACTGGTGACCGCTGGTATATTTGTATCAACAACACTGTAGGCTCCGCCGTATGGCGTGAGATGCTTATGGTTGAGACCGGGTCTGTAATTGAACCCGGTATCACTGGTGCAGTAGATCTTGGCTCCACAACCTTCAAGTTCAAAGACACCCATCTATCGGGGTCCATGAATTCCGTATCCGCAGCTATATCTGGCAACATGACGGTAGGGGGTACGCAGACTAATACTGGTGCCGCCACTTTTAATGGCTCGGCTACATTCAACAACATCACAAACTTTAACGGCGCATCAAATACTATTGCCAATGCGGCTATCACATCTGGTACCATTAATGGGACTACAATTGGTGGAGCCACTGCCGCTGCGGGTACATTCACGGCGTTGACTGCTAACAACTCAGCTAACCTGACTAATGCTACTATATCCGGCGGTACAATCAACAACAGCGTGATTGGTGGTACTACGCCACTAAACATCACAGGACTTACTGTAGCGGCCTCTACAGGCTTCTCAGGAGACCTCACTGGTAATGTCTCAGGCAATGTTACAGGTAATCTCACAGGCGCTGTGACGGGCGCTGTGACCGGGGATGTAACAGGTAACGTAACCGCTTCCAGTGGATCTTCTACATTCAACAATGTGGTGATCAATGGTAGCTTGGACATGGATGCTACAACAGCGTCCACCATTACGGGTCTGTCTACTCCTCTGAACCCTACTGATGCTTCGACAAAAGCGTATGTGGACCAACAAGTAGCACTCGTTTTATCCTCTGCACCGGCTGCATTAGATACACTCAATGAGTTAGCCGCAGCAATCAATGACGACGCTAACTTTGCTACAACAGTCAACAATAGCATTGCCACTAAGCTCTCTTTGAGCGGCGGCACGATGTCTGGTAATATTGATCTCGATAGCACCAACAAGATCACAAACATGCCGACGCCGTCAGCCAACTCTGACGGATCAAACAAAGGCTACGTTGATACGCAGAGAGACACTCGTCTAGCTACCACTGGCGGCACGATGTCTGGCGCTATCAATATGAACTCTCAGGCTATCACTAGCCTAGCCAACCCGGCTAACAATGGTGACGCAGCCAACAAATTATATGTGGATTCGATCTTAGGCTCTGCTACTTCGGCTGCGGCCAGTGCCTCTACTGCATCTGCATTGGCGGCTCAAGCCTCTGGATCTGCGGCTAACGCACAGGCATCAGAGGATGAGGCACAAGAGTGGGCCACAAAGACCACAGGCACCGTCACAGGCGAGAGTGAATACTCGGCCAAGGAATATGCCATCGGTACTGTTATTCGAGGCAACATTGGTTCAGCGAAGGACTGGGCAACCTACACCGGCGGCACAGTAGACGGGACTAATTACTCAGCTAAATACTGGGCAACAGACGCTAATATTGGTACTATCGCTACGAACATCGACGATCTGGTCAACGTAGCCAATGACCTTAGTTCAGGTAATTTCGTAGCCGGTCAGATATATGACTTCGGGGCCATTACAGACGCTGCCACAGGCACCAGTGGTGCGCCAGATGGCTTCATTGTCACTGTGGCTAACAATCTAGCAGACATACAGACCGTATCTAATGTTATAACGAATGTTAATACGGTGGCCGGAATAAGCGCCAATGTCACTACAGTGGCTGGGGTAAGTAGCGCAGTATCAACATTGGCGGCTATAAGCTCAGATGTATCGGCAGTAGCCCCTATTGCAGCAAATGTGACTACTGTGGCTGGTGTCTCGTCCGACGTTACGGCAGTGGCTAATAACAATGCGAATATCAACACAGTGGTCGGTCAGATCACACCTAACAATAACATTAGTACATTGGCGTCTATTGCCGGAAATATTTCCACAGTTGCGTCAGTAAGTGTTGACGTTACTACTGTAGCTGGTATATCATCTAATGTAACCGCAGTGGCGAATAATAACGCCAATGTCACCTCAGTAGCAAACATCGATAGTGACGTAACCGCAGTGGCGGGTATCGCAAGTGATGTAACTACAGCGGCTACTAACGTCACTGACATCACAAACTTCGCTGATGTATACCAAGGCCCAAAGGCCACCGCACCCACACAGCGTAATAACAACAGTTCTCTAGTGGCGGGTGACCTGTACTTCGACACTACCTCAGGATTCATGCGGTACTACAGCGGAAGTTCTTGGGTCAACATTACCGCACCCACCGGGGATATGGGTAACCAGAACTCCACTAGCGTGGCGATCACAGGCGGCTCTATCACAGGTATCACAGACCTAGAGATTGCAGACGGCGGTACTGGAGCTTCTAGCGCACCAGCGGCTCGTACAAACCTCGGACTAGATACAATGGCTACGCAAGCCGCAAACAATGTCGCCATCACGGGCGGAACAATATCAGTCGATTTTGACTTCGGGAGTATTTAAACAATGGCAAACGCACTTCAGCTACGCCGTGGCACCACCACTCAGCACAATTCCTTCACGGGTCTAGCTGGCGAAGTCACGGTTGATACAGACAAAGAAACAGTAGTCGTACATGACGGCTCTACGGCTGGGGGTTTTCCTCTTGCCCGGGCCTCTGACCTAACTAACTTCGACGCAGATACCCTAGACGGTAAGCAACTTGCTACCATCGAGAGCGAGTATCAGGCATTCGCAAACACAGCGGCAGCTAACGTAGTAGACAGCGCACCGGGTACACTGGACACGCTGAACGAATTGGCAGCGGCTCTGGGCGATGACGCCAACTTTGCTACTACAGTTACGAACAGTATTGCGACTAAGCTAAATTCGAGTGCCTACACGGCAGCGGATGTTCTAACGAAAATCAAGACGGTTGATGGCTCTGGTTCAGGACTAGATGCCGACACCTTAGATGGCGTTCATCTTTCTAATATTGCGAGAACCGACACCCACGAAGACTTCCAATCGAGTGTAACTTTTGCCAACATTAACATTGACCCAGATGGTTATAGCTCTGGTAAATCTGGCGGTTTTGGTACTGTCTATGACGGTAGTGGCTGGCAAGCTCCGGGCTTATTTATTTCTGGGGGTACGGGTAAAGCGGCGGCATTTGCAGCGGCGGGTGGTAATATATACTTCGGTACCCAAGACGGCACAAATACCAATTCAATGTCATCTTGGCTAACTGTTACACAGTCTTCAAAAACAGCATCCTTCGATGGGAAGATTATTGCAAACAGCAATATTATTGCAAACAGCACGCTGGAAATTGAGGAAGTTGTTGAGAAGGTGCAAACATCGACATCAACAAGTGGTACCATCACATGGTATTCAAACTCTCAGGCAATCGTTTATTATACTGCGAACCAGACAGCCAATCGCACAATCAATTTTGTAGGCGATGGTTCTACGACGATGAACAGCTTTTTAGATGTAGGCAAATCTTACACTGCTTCAGTCGTAATGACCCAAGGCTCCACAGCCTACTACCTCAACGCCTACCAAGTAGATGGTTCAACGGTCACACCAAAGTGGTCTGGCGGCTCGGCTCCAACCGAGGGCAACGCCGACAGTCTTGACGTATACACATTCACGATCATCAAGACGGCGGATGCTACTTACACTGTGCTGGCTTCCCAGACGCAGTTTGCTTAATTAGAGGGCCGAGCCATGAACTCATTCTGGATGCCTAAAAAACAGCCTTTGTATGCTCCTATGCTCTCTACCTTTGGGGGCGGGTCGGCTCGTGGTTTTAACCCCGGTGGTGGTGGTGGTGGTATGTCCTTCACTTCAAAGTCTATATTCGATGGAAACTATTCTAGTTATATCAAACTTAGTGGCGCAACAGCCTACAGGGGCATGATGTTTGTGTATGAGGACTATTTTGATACGGGTGATGATCATCTTATGGTATTCAAAGAGCAAGCCTCTACTTGGTTTAATTCAGGGGAATATCGTAGGCGGACGGCTGGCACAACACTGGCACTGCAAAGCACTCCGACTACCTTTACTGGTAGTAATGCCAACATTGGCGGGGCTAGGGATGTTGCCTACTATGTAGATACGAATGGAAATTACAACGTATATGTTTCGTCTTATGCCAGCCCAAACGGTGTCCTTCATTATACGCTTCCGGGCGGCCTGTCAGATTTGAGAAGTGACTGGTCTAACGCAACACATGTAGCGGACTTTACCCCCAGTTCTGGGAGTTCTTGGGGAGTTGCAGTCGATTTTACTCGTCATTATCTCTATCTGGGCACCCACTCTAATAATCTTCTGTGGCGATGGGATATTGACCCAGCAGACGGATCACTTGATTTTAACAGCAGGGCCAGTACACAAGTTAATGGGGCGAATGGTCAGGCCGCTGGTATGGCCGTGGCTTATGATCCGTGGGCAGACGCCATTTATACCGGCACTACTTATAGCCAATCGCCACTAGAGATAGTAGTGCTTGACGCAGCAAATTGGACGCAATCCCCCATAGGTCGGATAACCGTGTCCAACCTTAATAGTTGGGTTAGTTCTATAGGGTGTATTGAAGTGTCTGAAGACACTCTCTATTTCCAAGGGGACGAAAATAGTGCCAGCTCCGTTTCTAAACCTATCACAGCCCTGTCCCGGTGATCTCATCCCTCCTAGCACCGCCCCAAGTCCTCAAACTATGGCCTCTACTTGAACCACATATAGAGTCCGCCCTTCACCACTCAATAGGTGAATATGATCCTTTCTCAATCTGCCTCATGGCCCTGTCTGAACAGGCACACATCTGGCTAACCCGAGACGAAGACGGTCAAGTGATAACCGTAATAGTCACTAGGTTCACCTCCAGCGCACACAGCAAGTCTCTGCTTATTATGACCTGCGCTGGGCAAGTCCCTGACTGGGACACTTGGACCGCTCATCATACAACACTCGAAAAATTCGCAAAGAATAACGGGTGCAATTCAATGCAAGTGTGGGGTCGTCGAGGCTGGGAAAGAAGGCTTCGTCATCTAGAGAGCAACAAAGGTAAGCCCTACCAGCTTCTCTACCACGTCTACAACATGGAGATATAATATGGGAAATCCTTTCCTTACAATGTTCGGCCCCGGGCGGTACCTTAACCCTCGTGCTTCTGGTATGATTGTTTTTAAAGGTTCTAGCGGCCCGTCGCTGGCTGAAATTAAGTCCGCTGTTAAAGAATACGCTGACCCCGAGTTCAAAGACGTATTTAGTGGCCAAGACGACATCAGCGGTGACATCACCGATATGAACTACGACATGAAAACATATTACTCAGACCTAGATGATGCCGTCGATGACGTGTATACAGGCATGACAACCGGCTTTGGTGACCAAGAGACCAACTTCGACAATCTGTCCGACGACGTTGAGGGTGTTGGCGACAAAGTAACTGACGGGTTTAGTGACCAAGAAGACTATATGGACGATGCCTTCGAGGGCCAAGAGGACTTCATCACGGATGAGTTTGGTGATCAACGAGAATACATCGGCGATGAATTTAAGGATCAAGGCGAGGATATTACTGAGGGATTCAAAGATACCAAGGGGGATATCGCTGGATCTCGCCAAGACATTCTAGACCAGCTTGGGGTTAACAAGACAGACCTTGAAGGCTTCCTGAATGACAAGTTTGGAAGTGTCTCTGATATGACAGGCGGTCGTTTCGACAGCATAGACGGCCTTCTAGGCACACTACAGACCGGACAGACCTCTGGCTTCGGTGATCTCACCCGTGATATGACCGCTGGCCAAAGTGATATTCAAACCGCCGTAGATGGTATGAGTGGAAACCTCGACACTTACTACGGTGACCTGTCACAGGGTCAGACAGATATATCCGGTACCTTAGGCGGACTAACCTCCGACTTCTCAACCTTCACCGATCAGTATGGCGATGATACTACGCTGGCTAACCGTGCCCGTAATGACCTACAGACAGGCCTACAGAACGCCGTATCCGGTATTCAGGGCAGCTTGTCAGAAAATGCTGCGTCCACTACGGATCAGATCCAAGCCGCCGCTGATAATAACGCCCGAGCCACAGAAGATGCAGCGGCTCAACTTGATACAAACTTTGCTGATGTAGCTCGGTCTTTGACTATGGGTGTAGAGGCTTCCACCGCAGAAGGCCAAGCAGCGCAAGACGAATACCTCAACAAGCTGAATGACGTGCGTAGCCTCGTAACTAACCAAGGCGATCAGTTAGACGCCAGTGTCCGTGACAGCTACTCCAACCTAGCCAATTCGTTTGATACCCAAGGCCGCCTTATCGCCAACAGCGTAAATGCCCAAGGTCAGGAAACAAAACGAGCCATCGACAAGAATGGTAATCTAATGATCTCACAATTTGATCAACAGGGAAATCGTATTAGCCAGTTTGGCTACGACATGAACCAGATGTTTAGCACCTTGGATAGCATCCAGAATAGCACAATTTATCGCACTGGTATGATGTCACCGGCTACTCAGCCGTATGCTTCTACTCGAGGATAAGTTATGATCCCTGATAATATCAGCGAGGCGGGTGTTCGCCTCGTTAAAAAGTTCGAAGGACTACACAAGGAAGGTAAGGATGGTCTAATCCATTCGTATCGATGCCCCGCCGGAAAGTACACGATTGGCTGGGGTTCGTGCAAAGGCGTCCGCTCTGGTATGCGTATTACCGTAGAGGAAGCCGAGGCTCGTCTCGTAACTGATCTAGAAGATCACGCAAAGGCGATCCACCGCTATGTGGAAGTCCCTCTCAGCCAAAACCAGTATGATGCTCTGACCTCGTTCATTTTCAACGTCGGTGCAGCCAACTTCAAGTCCAGCACCCTTCTTAAAAAGTTAAACAAGGGTGAATACCACGACGTACCTAACCAGCTAATGCGCTGGAATAAGGCTCGGGTAGACGGCAAGCTAACACCTCTGCGTGGCCTCACACGTCGTCGTGCAGCCGAAGCGGCTCTGTTCTCAATGGATGCTAAACTGGCCGGTGATGGTGGGGATAAGATGCCCCAGAAGATCGAGGAAGCAAAACCCAAGCCACTAGCTAAGTCTAAGACAATGGCTGGTGCGGGTGTAGCCGGTGCCGCTACGGCATTGAGCGAGATTGCTCCACAGATCGAGGCCTTAGTTCCATACAGCGATAGCATGAAGACAATCTTCCTGTTGTGTGCTGTCGGAGGTATCGCCCTAGTAGCCTATTCCCGCTGGAAAGACAGTAAGGAAGGCACCCGATAATGTTCGGATTTATCACAGGCAAGATTAAGACCGCTATCATCATAGCCTTCTCTGTAGCCTTGCCTGTGATCTACGTCTTAGGCCGCCTCGGTGGTGGCCGCAGGGTTAAGAACGCAGTCCTGAAAGACGAATTAGAGGCCGCAAATAAGCGGTCTGACTTTTATAAGGCGATGCAGGGCCATGAATCAGATGTTCAAGCTAACGCTCCTCGTAATCGGACTGAGCTTGTTGAGCGGGTGCGCCGAGACGGTCTTTAGAACAAAACTAGAGATCTACTGCCCACCAATTAACGATTACTCAGACCAGTTCAATGAACAACTAGCCGACGAATTGGATGCTTTGCCCGAAGATAGCTGGGCCATCCCAGAGGCTATGTTTGGATACATAAAGTTACGGGATCGAGTGAAATCCTGCCAAGAGGAAAAGAAAAATTATGGCTGATGTATTATCTACACAGGGGCTGATTGGCGATCCCAGCGCATTGCCAAATAGCGTGAACATGGTCGGTAACACAGACGTTACCAATGTGTCTGAAGACATCATCGGAGACCCCGGTGCATTCCTTGAGCGCAAAGACATGAAGCTGAGTGACGAAGTCCCTACTATCGACGCAGATACATCAGGGACCAACATCGACGGTAAAGATCCTCGCTTCAGTTCGGACACTAACGCACTAAGCAAAGACGCCGATACTGTAGGCTACACAAACACAGCCGTGGATCAGGTCAAGAAAGATGCCGAGACATTCGAGGCCGAGACTACATTTGATCGTGTAACCCGTGATGAGAACGACGTAGACGCCGCTACAGGCGAAGTTAGAGACGAAGCAATCATAGACGCAGAAGATATGACTGTGGACATGACAGGGGCTGGTACAGGGCGCAACGAGGATGGTACAGTTAACCAACTCGGCGTGGCTGTTAACGACTTTGCCTCTCAGGACATTTCAAACGTAATCGACACCTCCACAGTAGCCGGTAAGATACTGGCCCAGACGCTGGGGGAAGGTAATTACACCGACTCGAAGCAGACCGTAATGGGTCAGCTAGAACTTATATCACAACAGTTCACAGGCCCAGACGGACAGCCTAAGATCCCTACATGGGCAGCGGGTATTGCTCGTAACGTGAACCGTACATTTGCCTTTACTAATGCCGGTACTGCCGGACAAGCCGCCATAGCCCAAGCTATGATCGAGGCCACGCTACCTATTGCCCAGCAAGACGCCCAGATCTTTAGCAGCATTGCTATGAAGAACTTGGACAACAAGCAGCAAGCCACAATCAACAAGGCGATGATCCTATCCAAGCTCGAGTTAGCCAACCTAGACGCCCGGATGAATGCGGCTCTGAACAACTCTAAGAACTTCATGCAGATGGATCTGGCTAATATGTCCAACATCCAGCAAGCTCGAGTAATCAACAGTCAGTCCCGGGTACAGTCTCTATTAGAAGACGCTAAGATGACTAACGCCGCTCGTATGTTCTCAGCGGAACAGACCAACGACATGAATAAGTTCTACGATCAGCTTGATACGAACATCAGCATTTTTAATGCCGAGCAACTAAACGGGATGAAGAAGTTTAATACCGGAGAGGTGAATGACCGATCTGAGTTTAACTCCTCGCTCGAGAATGCCCGTGAACAGTTTTACCAAAACATGCAGTACAACATCGATCTGTCCAACGCCAAGTGGCGTCAGTCGGTAACCCTGCAAAATAACCAGAACAAATTTGATGCCGCAGCCACCGACGTGAAGAACATGGTAGGCCTTACATCCGAGCAACTAAATCAGATGTGGGATCGTTCAGACGCACAGCTAGACTGGACGTGGAAGTCTTCTGAGAACCAAGCAGACCGGGACATGAAGATGTTCCAGATGAAGATGGAAATGCAGATGGCCGCAATGAAGGCCAAGGCTGACAAGAAGAAGGGTCTATTTGGTGCTATTGGATCTGTAATGGGTTCAGTGGCTGGGGGTATGTTTGGAAACGGCGGTATGTTTGGTGGAACTACAGGTCTTAGTACATTACTAAGTCTTTGGCCCTCAGACGAACAACTCAAAGAGAACATCACCCGCATCGGAACACACAAGTCCGGTCTCCCTCTCTATAAGTGGGATTGGTCAGAGACTGCTAAATCCATCGGCGCTGAGAAGTTCCACAACGTAGGTGTGATGGCCCAAGAGGCTATGAAGACACACCCACACGCCGTGTCACGTCACCCGATACACGGATATCTTACAGTTAAGTATGAGAGGCTCCAATGAGATTTGAAGAAGCCGTAATCAAGGCCATTCGCTCCTATTACCGGGGCGAGGTTCCTGAGAAGACCTTCGAGGTTTTCCCCGACATGAAGTACACCCCACAATATTTTGCAGACTTCGAGAAGACCTTGATCGAGGACTTGGGCGATGAAGCCGGAGAGCGCATCGACGACTCAGAAGAAGAGGAGATCGAAGATGAGGACTGAACCTGAATTTGATGGGCCAATCCCCGGCGAGAACTTCACCTCTGATACTAAGAACTACCCGTGGCACCGTCCGCCTGAAATTACAGACTACGACGAGGCACTAGAGTTTGCCGCTAAAGAGTTTAAGAAGCCCAATGCTCTAATCGGGCTTGAGACCATGCTGGCCAACGGAATTACAGTAGCAACTATGACCGACTTCTACCTTACCCGAAACGTGGGGCTAGGTAAGTGGACGCTAGACTTTGCCCTCGTGATTGCTGGCCCTGTGGCCAAGACCATCGAGCTTATCGCCGTTCAGGCGGGATACGACTACGAGATGGGTATTGATGAAGAGATTACCGTAGCTACCAAAGAAATGGTGGCCGACATGGTGGAACTCATAGGGGAAGACGAAGAGGAAGAAGAAGGCCTCGACGACACCCCGGGAGAAGTTATGCCGGAAGAAGATCCCGTAGAAGGCGGTGGTCTTATGTCCGCTATGTCAGGTCTGGATGATGGTCCTGCCGACAAAGATACCCAAGACGAGATGCTTGGATACTCCGAAGAAGAGGAGCCAGAAGTAGTATGAGTTATGGTGAATACAAATTCGGAGACTTTATGAAGAACTACGACGTAGGCGGTCCAAGTGACGGCCTTGTGGGGTTCGCAGAAGGTTTTGCGGCTGGTTTTGTACCTGCATATGCGGCGTCTAATAAGGCGGCTGCCGACAAAGAACTGGCTCTAGCTAAACTAGATAAACAAGCTGAGATTGATGCCGCCAAGGCGAAGGCCGAAACAACCAGCGAATATAATGAGATGATGAAAAAGGCTAAAAACATCGTCTCTACGCTGACGTTGCCTCCCGGGGTAAATCCTAATGATGCGGTGATGACCGCCTACACGATGCTTAATGGCGGTATATCAGACAACACGGTGTTCACTCAGTTAAGTAAGGCGATTGAGGATAAGACATTGGTGTATTCTGATGAATCTCCTACTGAGACAGCCCCCCCGACTGCCGCAGAACCCGTCCCAGAGGCTGCCCCGGTAACATCACCTCTAGATGATGAAATGAACAAGGCCTTCGGTAAACAATCCGCTGTACAGCCAGCCCCAGAGCCAGCACCTACAGTCGTATCACAAGATGAAACACCGGCTGAGACGGACGGAGAGCCTGTACAAGAGGCCTCTCTCGGAAGTGAATGGGCGCAGAGATTTGTAGACCGGCAAGAAGCCCGTATCAATGCTGCGTCAGAGACACAGGTAGCATCCCTAGAGACAAAGACTGACGTAACCAACCCGGATGGTCTGGGTGGTGGCTCTGATAGTGCCGCTGATATTGTTCTAGCAGACGCAGATGGTGTTGCCACTCCGTCAGAGCGTACCGCAGCGACTGTGCGAACACTGAAGATTAACCCTCTGGCTAAAACTGCCGCCGCAGAAGAGATCGAAATTAATAAGATCGATGACTACGAGAAAGCTATGGCCGCTGTTGTAGCACTAACGGGTGTGGCTGGTCAGGAGGAAAAGCTGAAACGTGCCAGATTCCTTCTAAAGCAATACACCGCCACCCCAAAGATTGGTGACATGAACGAACAGCAACTTGATGCGTTTATAAGACTGACAAGCTCCATAGGTACTATGCCTCCTGAATATAAGGCAATTGACGCTCAAGTAATGAACTCACTTCGGGTACAGGCTGCCGACTTCCTCAAGGATACTCGGAATAAGTCTCTACCGTCACTGTCCTCTACAAACCCAGATGAACTCCGGGGTGTTCAGAGAGACATCACGACAGGTCGTATAACCAACGTATCTACAGTGTATAGGGACCAACTGGCTGAACGTATAAAGGCTCTAGACATAAAGGCAGAAGCGGAGCGGGTAGCTGGCCTTACGCCAGAAAAGGTAGTCCAAGAGGCACAACGTGCATTTATAGCTGGACTATCCCCCGATTTGTCTTTCGAAGACAGGAAAGCCGCTATTCAGAATTGGCAGTCTACTGAGGGACAATTACTTCTCAGCGTCATGCGGTTCACCGATAAGCCAGATAAGCCTCAAGAGATCAGTAACTTCGAGGAGGCGCTGGTAAATGAAGTCATGCGCACACCCGAATATGAGAACGCAGATAGTGCCGGTAGAGAGGCTCTACTTGTCCGTGCTAAAGGCCTACTCACTAGCCGAGGAAATGACACTCTAACCTCAGGTGAATTGGCACAGAATCTGGCACAAGCTCGTCTTGATCTTACCTCAAAAGACCCCAAAGTCGTGGCGGATGCACAGCTATATATAGATGTAGTTTACCCCACCCAGAGACAAGCACTAGCGGACGTAAGCTCTATTGGGAAAACGCCAAATAGAGACACGGTAGCCATCTTAACTGATGGTAGACGTATTGCGGTAATGTCAGACGGAAATAATGGGTATACTGATCTTCAAGGCAAACCCGTAACAGATATCCAATCTATTACTACAGAGAAAATGTCTGATAACACTAGGGCCGCTGTGACGGCCATTAGTGGTCCTCTAGACGAACAAGCCGCTAAGATGGCTGCGGCAGTTAACGTCGCTACCCTTGGATATGAACTCGAGAAGATGGCCACTGAGTATGAAGGTGTTCTAACCCGAGTAGGCGGGGCACAGGCCTTCCTATCAAGCGTAAAAGTGGAGATAGGTGCCGCCTTGAATATCATTGGTGAAGCCAGCGACGATCAAGAGCTAAACCAAGAAACTGTCCTACAGAAAGTTAATGATTACCTATCCAACAGCGCACTGAGCGAAGAAGAAGCCGCAATGGTTAAAGAATTCATGGCTGCGTCTACTCGTTACATCTTTGCAGCGGGTAAGGCTCTCGGCCAAGAAGGTAATGGCTTCTCTAACCAAGACTATAACAATATCAGGTCCGCCCTACTCAACAGCAATAACCTGAAGAGCTTTGGTGGAAACATGCGTACCTTTGCTCGTGAGAGACTTACGGATGCCACGAGGACTGCTAAACAACTAGCTGGTCGTACTGGAGTTCGTCAGGCACAGGACTACGGTGGTACTATTGGTAACGAAATATTTACTGCGGACCAATACTTCACAATGTTGGCCGACGGTGTACCAGATGCCGTAGATTACATGGCTTGGGCCTATAAAGGGGCACCTATTGAAGTAAATCTTGCATCCGGTCCTGATACACCCGCAGGGCAGATATCTGGAAACCTGTTTAACAAATATGTAGGTATATACAAAAATACCGACACCGACGAGGGGAAACAGGAATTTGGGAATAACCTGCTAATAGCACTGACCTCATTGCTGGGTAGTCCAGAGAAGGCTCAGGATGAGTTAGACAGGATTATAGCCGAATCGAATAAAGGGGGTGAATGATGGAGCCTGAAGTAACCGTAGAATCCCTTTTGAAAATGGCGGAAGAGACAGGAGATCTATCTACAGGTGGCGAAAGCCCCTCAATAGAAGATCTCTTAGAAATGGCCAGAAAATCTGGGGACATGGAGAAGCCAGACGAAAACCCACTCTTTACCGCAGACCAATACTACGCCCCGCCCAGCCTACTTCAGACTATGGGCATCACTAGCATTGACGAAGATGACCCTATCTATCGAAACCTGATGACTAACCCGGACTTCCGTGAGGCGGAGCCGTCAGAACGTCGTCGGATGTTCAGGATAGCAGTAGATGATGCTAACCAAGCCTTATACGAAAGGCAGGGGACAGAGGCTGACGTTGGGCCTATTGCAGATGTACTGGGTGATGGTACAAACCCAAGGTTTCAAATGGGTGTGGATGCAGATGGACAGGAACAGAAGTATGTAGTCCCGGCACCCAGCTCCCGTGGCGCAGATATGATCTTTGGTGAGACTGGTGGCAACGTGCTTCGGTCTATCACCGGAGGGGTAATGCAAGCCGGTAGAATGATTGCAGGTCTACCAGAGGCAATTGCCGATCAGGTAGGTGATGATGAAGAAGACAACGCCGTAAATACTACCCGACAGAATTTTCCTCTAGCCCCACCAGAAAATCAGTATGATGCGATGGGACAAGAGATCACCTCCATGATCGTAGGCGGTATAGGTGGCGCTGGGCTAGTCTCTAATTTGTCTAAGGTTCTTGGCCTTACTCCAAAAATGGCAGAGTGGACATCTAAAGCGTTAGCCAAATTAAAAGGCAAATCCCCCGCAGAGATAGCAGACGCTGCCCGTGTAATGTCACAGATACTTATTGCGGGTACGGGCGCAAACTTAGGGGCTTCAGCTACAACACCAGAAGAAACTAAGCCTCTCTTTGGAGACGAAATAGTATCTAGTTTGGGTATATCCCCAGAGGACAACCGATTTCTGGCTAACTTTTCAGACAACGTAGCCTTCTCAACTGGACTAACCATACTGGGAAGGTTGGCTGTAGCGGGTGGCAGAGCAATCAAGAAGGTAAGTCAGGGCGCATTAGCCGCCAATAAAAACTTCAGAGACCGTGATATAGGCCTCGTTATCCTGTCTGGACTAGACCCCAACCTAGTAGGCGCACCCGCAGAAATTATCGCCCAACGGGCTAGAATTATGGGTGAGGTACTTATCAAAAACAAAGAATTTACCTCAGAGCTACTTTCGAACAAAACCATACCATTAGACAGCCTGACCGCCTTACGGGCGGGTGTGGATGAGTATGTAGACCGAGCTTACAGTTTCCAGAAAAGTCTCATGGGCACAAAGGAGTGGGATAAATTTCGTTCTGATCTAGCAATAAACATAGTGTCAGAGATGAATAGTCTCCGTGTATCTAGGGCTTCCGCCCGTGAAATTATAACTAAAGAAGGTGATATGGCGGCAGGTATGGCCGACGCTTTCACTGGGACAGCGGATGAACTTGCTGGCGCAGCCTCAGATGGATTAACTCGCCCGGGTGTAGACCTAGCCGCAGAGCAACTTGGTAGGCCTGTAATTGACGCTGTCGAAGACGCCACAGAAAAACTATCAGGTGCCACTGCTACCCGAGACTTAGTAGGACAGCAGCTTGAGGTTGCCGCCAGCCGAAATGCTGTGACGGACGCTCTCCTTGATGCCCGTAGAGGTAATGCACTAGGTTCTGATCAAACTATGAGGGCACTCCTAGAGAAATTATCTGGTCCAGACCTATATAACTCATGGCAACGCTCCTCGTCTGCGTACAAAGATGCGTTTAAAAATCTACCAGACGACATACCTCTGCCAGTTGAAGAGTTTGTGTCTCTAGTAGAAGCATCGTTCCCTGATCCTAAGATGTGGCCCAACCTCATCGATCAAGTAACGCTGACAGAGACTGTCGAAGACCCGCTAAAGACCCTTCTAGCTTTGGTGACCCCAAAGGCTGATGTAGGTACCGCTGGCATGAAGTCTTCGGCTTCCCCCGGCACTTTAACGGTAGAGACCTATGAGGAGATGGTTCAGAGGCTGACGGACCAAGGTACAAGTTTTAAACAAGTATATACTGAACTGCGTCCGGCATTGGAACTCCGTATCAGAGCCTTACGGGCACAGAAGCTAGATACTAACGCTGCGCCCCTTATAGCATTGAAGAGGGGTATTGATGCTATTGCGGAAGGAATTGGAGACCCCGCCTTTATAGACGCTAAAACCAAGTATATGGAGCATGCAGAAACATTCCTCAACACGCAGCCTCTCCGTGCATACGACACGGCGGTCAAGGATATTGTGGAAAATGCCCCGGGTCCAAGAACCGGAATACCTAAAGGGCAACCAGATGCCTATAAGGCTGGGCTAGATGCTCTAAAGCAGTCTGTAGACGAAGACTTCACTCCCTATGCAGAGGCCTTTATTCGTGCCTTAAACCAAGGCGCTGACCAAAGCCTGAACCCAGAGTTGTCTGAGGCTTACATCGGACTGGCTATGAATGCCCTTAGTAGGTCTCTAGAAGCGGGTCAGACTGTTACCTCCCGTAGCATACGGAACGCCACCCAGCCGTTTGTAGATCAACTAAAGCGCATCCGTGGCGGTGTATATGAAAGGTGGGCCTCCGTAGTACAAGACTTAGAGGCACTAGAGGCTGGCCTAATTACCGCAGATCAAGCGGTAGCTAACCTAGCTAGGGAGAAAGCCGGAGTTCTGTCTAATGCTACTAAGGACGTAGCCGGAAAGTTTGTATTTGATCTGCCGGGAGTACCTAAGATTAAGGATAACCCGCAGTCTGTCTTCAAACAAATCTATAGGTCTGCGGACTCACCTGACATTACTCGTAGGCTACTAGAGGCTGCCGACAGCCAAGGTAACCCAATGGTGCGTCAGGGCATGCAAGCGGCATTTATTGATGACTTAGCCAGCCGGTTATTTACCAACAAGCCAATGGCAATCTCCACCAAGGACACTTCAAAAAATTCTATGCAAGTTTCGCAGTCACAGCTTGTTGGGATTCTAAGTGACAGATCAAGCCCAACCCTAAAGACACTAAATATACTTTTCGCAGATGACCCCGACAGGGCAGCGCAGATCGTAAGTATGCTGGAGATCCAAGAGTTAATTGCTGGATCTAAGAATTTAAGAGGTGACCTAAAGGGTTCAAGCACGGCAATAGACAGCAAGATTACCTATGACAAAGATCTTACTAAACTTATGGACCGTATTATCACGCTTCGATTTGGCGTTCTAAATACAACCGCCACGGTTACACGAAACTTAGTTGGGGCACTAACTGCCGGTTACAAGGGTTCCGTACAGGAAGCAGCGGAACAGACAATCAGATTCATAGCGGCTGAACCTCTAGAATTTGATCGTGTCTTGAAGTTAGTAGCTGAAGGTAAGGACGCTGATGCAATGCAGATTATGACTTACTGGGCCTCTCGAGGGGCGCTAGGTGGGGCCAAAGTTCGTGGATCTACAGACGAACAAACCCGGGAAGCACTACCCGTAGAATAGAAACAACCCCTCCGGGCTTTCGCTCGAAGGGGCTGCTATCTAACTTGAAAAGTGACCAAACCTTTCAAGTATTGTTATACCTATACAAGGCTCTGAGGTCAACTGTCCTCAGGGCTTTTTTCTTGTTCTACCTCGGGTTCTGGTCGATTTTTCTCGAACAGAGACACCTCGAACAAAGACCGATTTAAGAGCCAGTGCATATACGGAAGGCTGTTGATCGAGCTATTCATGTATACTTGACCGTTGTTATCAAAGCCACAAACCAAGACGGACTGTAGCTTCTGTTTCTTGGCCTCTTTAAAGACCTGATTGATTTCTTCCATGATAATCTCCTAATTCACGGAGCCAAGGGTGTAGAATGATACTTCCTCGGCGGGGATGTCGTAAAACCGCTCTCCAAAGGGCGATTTATAGTTGGGTACTTCTACGCAAGGCGCAGCGGCCACTGTCTTACGTCCTACCCTAGCCACTGCATGCAATCCGGCGTTGAAAACGAGGAACTGCGTGGGTTTAGTTAGGAACTTGGCCTTTCGAACGGGTATATGCAGCGTGGAGTAGCTAAACTGCACCCCATGCCAGCTTTTCTTGACCTCTACCTCACAATAGAAGGTCTTACCCTTGCCTCTGACCACAAGATCGACGCCAAATTGATCCTCGTGGTCCTCACAGTGGTATCCTGCGTGTTCCCAGAAGGCTTTAGCCCTATCTCTGGCCGGGGCATCATACACATCAAATTCATGCTGCTCGAATTCTTTGTACATCAGACATATACCCCTTTTGGTTTTCAACGTAGGCTACATCGAAGCCACGTTGCCATTCCTTGTGGTTCAGAGATCCACTAGAGAACGGTGAGTTAAAAACGCCTTTGTGGAATGCTTCGATCCCTTTGTTAAAGGCTCTTGTTAATGTTGGGTTGCTCATAACCTACCTCGTTTTTAGTAAGTCCCTGCGTATTTGATCCAACTCTCCATAAGTGGTACGGGGTAATTAAACCCCGCACGAACCTCCTGTTCCTGAGATGTCGCATATGTCGTGTGTCTCAACATGCTCGTCAAACTCTTCGCCTAGCTTTTCAACGGCCTCTGAATAGGGGACAGAGGTAAGAGGCTGACCGCCTCGGCTGCCGTCTGGATAACAGGTGAACCCTCGAAGGCGTGGAGCATACTTCGCTAGTGTCTGTGCGAACCTATCCACCGTACCCTCATTGTTGAGTTTAGACCCCCATGCAGGAAGGTTGATGGTGGATGAGATGGACATATCAACATAGTCTTGTACATCTGCTTGGAATGCCATTCGACGCTCGTAGTCGTCTGCTAAATCCAAAGCACTCTCAACATTATCAGGATGTGCGCCATATCTGTCGATTAGTTCCTGTGCAGCGGAGTCTACTACATACTGATATACCCAACGAGTGTTACCTTTGAGATAACGTCGCTTATACGCCACAGCAAAGATTGGCTCTACGCCTGTAGAAGTACCGGCAAGGATGCCAATAGATCCTGTTGGTGCAATAGCACGATTGGCCACTGGACGGCTGATACCAAACTCGTCCGCAGTTTCTCTAGATACTTTATCGCTGACGCCTTTATAGACCTGCAACCACGAGTGTAGTTCTGGAGTTACCTCGTACTTGGACCCACGCTGGATCAACCACTCGTGCATACCCATCAGGCCTAGACCCAAACGACGGTTCTTCTCACGAGTTTCGTATACCTTGTCGTAAGGCAGCTTGGCTTTAAGTGTGCCGCAGATAAGGAACTTAGTACCCAACGCAACGATGTCTGCCATCTCATCGATGTTCTCGATGCGGCCCATATTGATAGAGCCGAGGTTGCACACGTCACTATCATCTGCCGAGGTTACCTCAGTACAGGCGTTGCGCAGTGTGTCGTTCTCTTTATCAAAGAAGTTAAAGGAGAAACCCGGCTCGGCAGACTGCATAGCCTGACGGACGTTCTTCATAAACACTTCACCTACTTCACCTGTCTTGTAATAGTTAAGCAGCCATTCAGTGTCGTAGTTCACAGAGATGTTGGTCATGTCCAACGGGGCAGGGAAATTAAAGTCTTCCTGCTTAATATCCCATAATGTCTTTCCTGTGCTACCCACAGGCATGTTGGCCCAATCTTTAGCACCTAGAAACTCGTGAATATCGCCGTGCTTCCAGTTGAGGCTGGCATAGATAGCACTACGGCGTGATCCACCCTGCATCACACGGCGGCCAATCTCATTCAGCATATTCATTTTGGGGATAGGTCCGCTTGCCTGACCACCTGTTTTAGCGATAGGAGATCCGCTGGCACGGTAAACAGAATAGTCTACACCAATGCCGCCGCCTGTCATCAAGGCGCTCTCGGCTTTCCACGATAGGTTGGCCCAATCCTCACGGGTGTCTTCTTCCGCCTTCAGAAGATAACAGTTGTTGAAGAATTTGTTGGGCCGTCCTGCATAATAGAGATAACGGCCACCGGGAATGAATTTCATCTCACGCACATACTGTGTGAGTTGATCAATTTCTTCTTGAGATAGAAACTCTCCGCAGACATCGTCAATCAATGTCTTAGCTAGTGCATCCCACGTTTCTGCACCTTCGTGCTTATACTTGTGGTTAAAGATGTCTTCACTAAATTTGGATCGAAACGCTGGATTAAGGTTGGATTTAAAACTGCTCATTTGAAGTGCCTCACCGATTATCGCCTGATCCTTGGATTACTCCACGGGCCAGTCTGCTATTTAATTTGTCTAGATTTTGTTGGGCTATTGTTTCCATACCGATGCCCAAGTCGGTACATAGGGCGGCTATATACCAAAGAACGTCACCTACTTCGTGGGAGATGGCTTCACGCTGCGTGGGGTCGAAGTGTCCGTTATTGTCACGCAAGACCTTCTTGACCTTGCCAGCTACCTCACCTGCCTCTGAGAACAGCCCAAGTGCGGGGTACACGATTACATCTGCGTCGTTGTAGATGGCGGTCTTAGAGGCCTGTGTCTGATAGTCTTCAAACCTCATTAGAATTCTCCCCAATAGCCTCAATGATTTGATTGATGTACCATTTGGCCTTCTTGAGATCCTCGACTGCATTGCCTTTGTAAGCATGACGCCACAAGTATTTCTGGGCATTGCCGTGGCAGTAGGATTTGAATCCCTCTTCGCCCAGTGCGTGATAGATTGCCTCAATGCACTCGATGCCACTCTGGTTATAGTGGGGTGGATGATTGACCATATCTGACTGAGTTTCCCCGGTCAGAGTAAGTCCCGATAAATTTAATGTATGCCCATTGGTTTGCATATCTTCGCCTCAGTTTAGTTTGTTCTTGTTGAATGGGATGATCTTTTTGTTTGCCCGTGCCTCAAGCAGTTCTTCGTCTGGCTCGAATACCCACTCTTCCTCTTCTTCACTCTCTTGGAGATCTCGAAGCATCCTTCCAATGACAGAAAAGTGGTCCATTGAAGTGTTGAGAGACAGGTTCAGGCCGTTCAGTAGGTCGATGAAGTACAGTGCCTTGTCTTCATCAAAGTCTTCAGAGAGGCTGTGCCCGTAGGCTACCTCTATTTCATCATCGTCCAATATTTTTAGACGTAGGAGTAAGGTGTTTTCCTCTAGGTCCGGGAAATTATCCATGTTGGCCCTTCATCATCTTAAAGAAATATTCTGCATCAATTACGGCTAGGGGCTTCTTCCTATCACCTTTGATAATTGCTACGGGTTCTGCCCCTTTGGGTGCGTTTACCTCGGCCTGTTCCATCACCTTGTAGACAGCGAAACTCTTGAAGGACTTGCACTCGATGGAGAGCGGTAGAAGGCGTCTGGCAGCGGGACTAAGGACTATGTCTTCACCGCCAGCGCCCATTGATGTGGAGATAACATCCAGCGGCTCGAGTTTGGGAAAGGTCTCGTAGATCTTATCCCGCACCCACTGTTGGTGCTTTCTCCCTTTGGCCTTTGCAGAGCTAGTCTTGATTGCCATCGAGGACTTCACCTTCGTACTCAGTGTACCAGTAGTGTCTGGGGTTTTTGGCCTGAGACAGGGTCTGGGGAAGATGCTTGGCGTGTGGCCAGCATGACCCTAGATACGAACAGAACCCACACTGAGAAGGCAGACGCTTTGATCCAGTAGGTTGCTTACGGAACGTCTCGTCCTCTGGCTCGAAGCAACGCTTGAACTCACCGTCGATGTTCTCAATCTTGTCTTTGATTGAGTCTACGACTTGCTCTTGCCTTTCCTCACTCTGAGGACACTCGACGAACTTCACATGGCCGGACGATTTATCCACCACTATCCATCCACCGGGCTGCTTCTGTTGGGCCATAGAGTAGACGTACAACTGGTTCACATAACCAAAGTCGTCACTCTTATCTAAACCCTCAAAGCCGTTGCTCCACTTGTGAGAGAAGGCCCACGGGCTGGCTGACTTTGTGTCCCAGACCTTATCGTCAATATCGATATCGGACTCGCCCTTAATGGACGTGCCTTCGATCTCTAACGTGACCTTGTCCTTACCGCCTGTGATGTTGAACTTGGCGGCACGAAGTAACACTTCGATGATACATTCAATAGCATCACCGTGCATCATCCGTATTATGTGGTTGTAAGGCATCCGTGTCTTAGGCTTACCCATCTTCTCCATCTGTAACTGACAGAGAGGGCGGCCAGTGTTAGAACCACGAATGCGAAATGATGGCTCTGGCTCACGCAATAGCTGCTTTGCCATAGCCTCTTTCCACATTTCACCAGCGTCATCGATGATCTTGAGGATCTCCGCCTTATTTTGGCGAAGATCTTCGTTGTCATTGTTCGATAGGCGCTCGGTAAATTGCTGGAACTTAACCTCGTGCGGATGTTCCATTAGTCGTGATCGTCTTCGAGATCAGCGTCCAAGGCATTCATGGCTTCCATATCGATAGCATCAATACCACCTAGTGCAGCATTGTACTTCTGTTTGATCCTGTCGTTGTCTGACGAAATCATTTCAGCGAAGCGAAGCATGGTCTGGTAGGTGTCGTCGTCCAGAGGCACAGGATTTAGTAGGTCTGGCTCATAGTCGAAGGTATAGTATACCACAGATCCCATCTCTTGTTCAATTGATTTCACCGTCACCCAGAAGTCTTTAAAGTCACGGCCAGAGATTTTCTTGATCACCTGATCCTCGAAGGTCATGTAGTTGCCACGCTTGTTCATCAGGATCATAGGCTGGTTCTCAATGACCACCTCTTCACCCTCTGCGGTGACACCCTTGTAGGATACTAAACCACGAAGCTGGCGGAACAGATTGATGGTAGAGAACTTGGCCTTCTCTTCCTTACCCCAGTCTTCCATCTGCTTTGACGTAGGCTTACCACACCGAATGGTACCTAGTTCATCGATAGGCTCCATAGAGAACCGTGGGATCATAATGGTACGGTTCCGAGGCTTCATCTCCTCTTCATCGAAGTCGATCCACTGAAAGACTTGGGACAGAACCCGGATCTTCACCTCTTCAGCGTAGACCTCTTTCTCCAAACCTTTGACGTAGAACATACCGATCTTGTCTTTGATCGAGCGGCCTTCTTTGTCCTTGCGTTGATAGTTGATTTTCAACTCAGGTAGACGGTTGGACGGCGCACGATCACCGCCGCCGATTGGGGCATCATTTAGGCCCAGAATTGCGTTAAGTTTTGCCATCTCTGCGGCGTTTGCTACTGCTAAATCACCCATTGTGATCTCCTCTTCATTGGTGCGGCTAGGGTATAATAGTTAAGTGCGTCAGTCAACACTTAGTTCGGTCTGATCCATCCAATTTGGTCCGACAGAACCCTCTATATCCAGAGGTAGAACTGCTTCATAATTGAAGCGGTCTTTCATCTCATCAGTGACACCTGTCATGGCCCACTTCAGTGCTTTATTGACTGCATCCAGTTCGTCTGGGTGTAT